TTTGTATTATAGCAAGGCTAAAGTTAGGACAAACCTATACCCTTTGCAAAACTTAACTTTTATGTTTTGACATCCTTTAGTTATATTATAAATAATTTTATTGTTATAGGCAAATTTGTAGTATTGGGCTAATCGTTTTGAATGCTTTCTGGTTCTAGCTGGATAGGACAGCCGATAATAATGTCGTTCAGCATAATTAGTTGATTTTAAAAAAGAGTAACCCGCCAGTTTGAGGATGCAGTGCATAGCCTTGTCGGGTTCTGTCTTTTGTATTGTAGCTTAGCTTCAAATATTCGCCCAATTAGCTCCGAACATTTGCTCAATTAGCTCCGAACATTTACCCAATTAGCTCCGAACATTTGCCAGTTAATTGCGATACTCACGTCCTGTTATTTGTTCAATGTAATTTTTGTATTCTTGCGTGATTTGTTCAAGTTTTTTTTAATATTTGCTGGTTTCTTTCAATATCATTCAAGAAGGAATATTTGACTTTACCATTAAGATCCTTTTGAACATATTTTATCCACAGTTTATAAGAATACAAGTCCATATTTGGTAATTTATTTTTTGCAGCATAATTTATACATTTATTAACAATGTAAAGAGCTATTCTTGCTGATCCCTAATCAATGCTTGTTGTCGTAATAGTTTTTGATTGTTCATTTTCCTCAATTCTCCTAGTTAATCGCGATACTCACATCTTTTTCGTTTAAGGTAATTTTTCTCCATTTGTTTGCGGTAATCCTCATACCTCACTATGTCTCTGTGGTAAAGTTTATAATCTCGCTTCGTTTCTTCAAGATCTTTTAATGTTCTTTTAACATATTCAATATTATCCCATCTAGAATCTTTAAATTCATCAATAATATTTTCTTGAAAATTTATCATTTCACATTTTTTGTGATAAAAATTAACACGAATTTCATCACCAAAATGGCGTACGGTTGAAGCATGATCTATCCATTTATCAAGAAGGTTAATAATTAATATTACTTGATCTCTAATCAATGCTTGCTGTTGAAACAGTTTTGAGTTTTCCATTTCCCTCAACTCTCCCAGTGATAACCAAAAATCTTGACGCCACCGGGGGCAAAAGACATTAAAGCCAATACATCAGTCAAAACAATAAACATATCTTTTGGGATATATTTCCCCTTTGGATCCTCTGATCCAAACATGAAAACATCAGCATAGCTGCAAATATATTCAGCCAAGCTGAGCTTCACTTTTGAATTGTAGGGGTCTGGAAATTCCCGTTCGTTAATTTCGCTCAGACGCTCAAAATAGCCATTGTCTGGGTCACGTTTAAATTCTTGCCTGAGCCTTTGAATTTGGTTCTTGATTGCAATATTAAGTAGCTCGATTGTAGGAGGTATGGTGTGCATATTTTGATTGATAAGACAAAGCCTGTGGGAGTTGCCAGACCACAGGCTCACAATAAGACAAAAAGGTAGGGAACTCTGGACTTGCATCCACCAAATCAATATATCAAATTGCAAAAACCGCTATTTACTCCCCATAACGCTGCAAGATGGTTTTGATCAAACCGTGCCTGACAATGTCATCTTTAGTAAAGTTGACTATGCCGATTTCGGGTATACCAGCTAAACGCTTAACCGCATCACTTAGACCGTTTACAGGGATATCAATATCCGATTGTTTGGGGTCACCCATAATCACTATTTTGCTGCCTGTACCTAATCGGGTAAGCGCGGTCTTGATTGCTTCTGGAGGCACATTTTGAGCCTCATCTAAAAGGATAATTGCATTGCGATAACTTGCCCCTCGAATATTAGCAAAAAGCACTGGTTCAATATTCTTTTTTTCGATATGGTAGCGACATTCACCTTCGCTCATAAACACAGTTAAATTGAGCTTGACCGGGTCTAGCATGGCAAAGGCTAATTTGTCCTCAGCTTCCCCAGGAACAGCTCCTATATCGCGTTCCCATTTGGAGCCAACAAAGGGTTTTATATAATAGATTTTATCGATAGCTCCAGATTTTCTTTGATGAAATGCGTAGTAGAGAGCCAATAGGGTTTTAGCTGTACCTGGAGGCCCACTGGCAATAGTAATAGTGTTGTCAATTAGTGATTGTAAATACTTGCGTTGATTGTCGTTTTTGGGATGCAGAATCTTATATTCATTGCTTTGAGGAAAAGCTTCAGATTGCTGGAGAGAATTGGTGATAATTGCAGTTTCTTTTTTAGAGCGCCTTGTCTTTTTTTCACCAGCACTTGAGCCCTTGCGCAAAACCATATATTTAACCAAATTTTCTTATATTTTAATATAAGTGTATTAAGCTTATTTTTTGAGCAATCAACCCAACCGAGGTAAAAGATGGATAGTGATCTTAGACAATCAATCAGAAGTCGTAGCGTTCAATACCTGTTTGATACAGGCGTGGTTTGCGCAATTGCTGGCAATCACCAAGAAGCCATAATCTATTTTGAATGCGCGGCTGCCAAGAACTTGCGAGATTGGAAGATTTATTACAATATGGCTTTATGCTACGCGGCTTTAGAAAAACACTTTGAGGCAATAAAGCTATTTCAAGCAGCTATTGACATAGAGCCCAAAGAAGGAAAGATTTATTTTTGTCTGGCAAATTCCTATAAAGATACTAAGCAATACGAATTAGCTATTGAGTATTTTGCAAAGGTGCGGACTCTGGAGCTGAACCATTTTGCCTCTTGGGTAAATGAGGGGCAATGTTGGCAAGAATTATCACAATACTCGGTTGCCGAAAGTTGCTTTATTAACGCCTATAGGATAGATGCTACTCGCTACGAAAGCTACCATGCTTTGGGTATTTTGTTTATTAGGCAGAAAGCATACGAAAGGGCAATTCAAGTGCTAACTTATGGTCTGCAAAATGTGCCAGCTCCTAGCTCTTTGCTTTATCAATGCAGAGCCAAAGTTCACCTGTTAGCCGGGGATGTTTTGGCACATCAAAGAGACCTCAACAGCGCTGAAAAATACGCCAAAAAAGCGTAATTTGTGCTTGCGTTAAAATTAACACTATTAATCAAAACAACCAAAAAACTGATATGACAACAGCACAACTGAACAGCACTCAAAACGGTCATAGTAAGGCTATTACTGATATTAGTCAGGTTACTATAGAGAAAACAAATATAAGCAATACAATAGAAAGAATTAAATATTTGTTAGAACGTAGAACTGGCAAAGATGCTGTTGATTGGCAAAGAATATCTAGGGCTTGTAATTTAATACATAAATGTGTTCAAGACTATTATTGGTTTATAAAAGACAAAATATATTTTACGACCGAGGTTGAATGCTGTTATTGCGGACACAAAAATCAAGCAAAACTTTACGTGTCTCACGTTAAACAATATGTTGATAAAACATTTCAAACCACATACCAGAGCTTTGAAGTTAACCCTTGTAATAATAAAGAATGCAAACGTAATCTTAAATCTTCATGGCGCCCTACAGATGGCACGTGGCAAACTAGACCTTCTAAATATACTTATACCACCAAAAGCAAAAAGAAATCAACGATTCCTGTGCGAAACGCAGCATTTTCAAGCAAACCAATTAAACCTACCAATGATAAGCCAATGGGGGATCAAGAAAAAACAATTCAGCCTACCGACAATTCATTAAATCATACTTTGATTGAATTGCACCACAGAGTTAGCAGTGAAAAAATCTTAAATGCAATTCAAACCAAACAATATTCTGCTGTATTGCAAGAGTTGGCAAATCAAATTGAAGTCTACACTAAATTGCTTGAATTGCTTTAGTATTGCTGCATTAAAATATGAAAATTGAGCTAGATGCACTGGTAAAAACTTTAAATATTTCTAATGTTGATGAGGTTCTTCCTCAGTTACTTAAAGACAAAGACCCTAAGCACATTGCATGGTTAGGGGAGAAATTGCAGCAGCTTAACCCTACCAAGGAACTACCTAAGTTATATAGGTCTATAGTTGAATCTATCCATGGGCAAAAGCTGGGAATACTGGATAAATACGGTTTGACTATTATCCAATTAAAAGACTATGGCGCTGTTAAATTAAGCAATGACCTTACCTGTCGCAGCAGCGATTTAGTGATATATTGAAAATGGGCCTGGCCTAGGGGTAGTCGTAGACTGCCGACCCAAACCGCACTAAGTGGCGGTTTTGTGTTTTTTATAATCAACTGCTTTAGTATTGTTGCTGGTATACTTGCTGATTTGACGGTTGTCTTGGGCAAAAATTAAACAGAGAATCCAGTAGGTAAATGCCCATAATCACTCCTAGAAATGTCATTGCTGACAATATTACAAAACTAGTAAGCTCATCTTTATTCATATTGCCTCGTTATTGTTTTTTGAATACAAATCAATTATTTCTCTAGAGAGTTCTTGTTCTTGGAATTTAGGAACTGCCCTAGTATATGGATTGATGCAGCCTGATTTTTTGGCATATTGACAAACCTTGTATTTTAATTGCTCTGGAGTAAGTGGCTTGCCTATTGAGATAATAAATACTCCATCAATTTGCTTAATACTACAAACGCGGCAGGTCAAATCTTTCATATCAAAAATCCCAATTAGATACAGTGGAGCTAGTTTGATAACTGGTTACTGTTGCCTCAAAAAAATTGGTTTTGGTGCCAGCTTCTTTGCTCAAATCGCTAAACCTTTCTAGGTGCTGATAGGGGTTGTGACTGGGGTATTGCGATATTCTATAGCCAATGGCTTTTAGCCTGATTTCGGTCAAATAATCGACATATTGCTTAGTGCTGGTTTTGGTAATTCCTAGGATATTATCTCCACAAATTGAATTATTCCAGTCAATTTCATTCTTGCCAGCAATTGCAAATAGTGCTTCTATTTGTCCATCCCAAATATCATTTTCTGGGTATTCGTTCATGGCGGATTTTACTAATTCTTGGTATAGCCTAATATGGCTCAGTTCATCCCTGTGAATCAGCTTGATAATATCTGCCGTGCCAGACATTAAAGAGCGGCTAGCAAGGCTGTAAAAGAACATAAACCCACAATAAAAATACAATCCCTCTAATATGTAATCGCTTACTAAAGCTTTGAGGTAATTGTCAATATTGGGAGTATTTATAAAGTCTTGATAAGCACCTGCAATAAACTGGCATCGCTGCTCTAGTATGGGGTCATCTCTCCAGAGCTCATAGATAGAATCACGCTCATTTGCTGGTAAAACCGACTCAATAATATATTGATAACTTGCGCTGTGGAGAGCTTCTTGTGCTGCTTGCTCTGCCAAACATAGGCTGATTTCTGGAGCAGTAATAATTGTTTTTATATAGGGAATATTGTTAATTTGTATTGAATCTAAAAATACTAAAAAGCCTAATGTGCGGTTATATGCCGTACGCTCTGCCTCGCTCAGATTGGCATAATCCACCTTATCTTGACTCAGGTCAATCTTTTGATGTTGCCAGAAATTAGAGCGCATTTGCTCCCATAGCCTAGAAGCCCAAGGGAAATTTAGATTATTAAGTTGACAAAGTCCGGTGGTATTGCCTTCAAATACTTGGCTTTTATTAGAGCCTTGAGGGTTAAATAGTAGCGTTTTTTTCATATGTTTCCTGTTGAGTTTTGAGCATATTTGCGCTAGTGGTTTGATACCACAATGCGTCTTTAGCCATTGCAATTAACGATTCTTGTGAGCAACTAGGCAAAATCTTTTCTAGTGCAATTAAGCTAAATTGCCTTTCATAAGATACCGCGTGTTTATCCTCAATTTGCATCAAGTTTTGGTGATACAATTTATGATTTTCAAGGATGGTTTCAATGATTTTACTAGTAGGATATGTTTTCATTTCTTGGCAAAATATCTCAATTTGCAAGATTTGATCTATGGTGGGGAGCTTTGGCAAGGGAATGTTTTTAAACATACAGCCTCCTTTTGGGATGATTGTTAATTAAATCTGCGCATATAGACTTAGCTTGCTTGTAATAAACCATTTCTAGTAATTTATCCCCGGGCTCACTATAAGCAGCGTCATCAGGTAAATCCATTAAATTAGCTTGATACAATTTAAGCGCGTCTAAGGTCAATTGTCCTTCTGGGCTTGGGCAGTATCTTGTTTTCAAAAGAGTTTCTAGCCCAGCGATTATATCAAACTTAACAAGTACATATTTTTTACTGGGATAGGTATCGTCCGGGTCAATATTGAACAAAAACCAATGTAAAAAATTGATAATTTCCGTATCGTGCTGGGCAATAGTTGCCGGAGAAATGGTGTCAGTAAGTATCATTACTCTAATTCCTCCAGTTGTTGAAATAAATTTAATAGTTCTTCAATACATTCACTGGGGATTTTGCAATAAGAATAATTTTCTTTTTTCTTTAATAGCCCTGTTTTGCGTAAGAGATTACCAGAGGCATTAGTAATTTCACCTAAAAGTTCACAGATTACTCTTGGATCGGATTCTAATTTTCTTTGAGATTGATCATCGTGATTGGTACGGATAAAATGAAACATTGTTGTATCTCCTAATTATTTTTTTGGTTAATAGAATTAAACGTCATGTTTTTGTTGTAGTTTCTTCATTTCTTCAAATAAATCCAATAGGTTTTCAATGTAGTCAGAAGGCACTTTATAGCCATCAGGAAATCCATCGTCGTCCAGTACTTCAGTATTTTCCAGTAATTCACCGCAAGCGTTAAAAACATTAACTAAAAGGTCACAAATTTCTTCAGCCGAATCTAATTTTATTTTGGATTGATTGTCAAAAGTACTCATAAGTTTATTCCTCTAATCTTCTTCTGCAAGCATATCTAAATTGGCATACAACTCATCCAGCTTGGTAATGTATTTGCTGGGGATTTTGTAATTATAGATATCGCCATTTTGCTCCAGTGATTCGACATTTTCCAGTAAATCAGCGCAGTTATTGACAATGTCTTGCATAATTGTTAGCAATTCTTGCCCATTTTCCGGGTCATCATCGTCGTTGCTGTTGTCAATTTTTTTTAAGGCGTTGAATATCTGTATTTGCTGGCGGTCTAGGTAATATTTAAACAAAAACCCTATAGCAAACCACAAAATAGCACTTAGGCTAAAAATCAAAAAAGTCATTTGCGTTCGTAATAATCATTTACTTTTGTAACAATAGAACCAAAATTAGAGATAATTTCCAATCTTAGTGTTTTGTCTTTAATACCTGCTATTCGAAAGCTTAAGTAACAAACTCCAAATAGAAAACCAATTACCCATCCCAAACCAATTCCAAACAAAAACCACCAGCCCATTTTAATTCTCCTTAATTTGCACAAAAACTACAATCTGGGGTAAAGTCATCTTTTTGAATTGTCCGCACATAATATACGGCTTTTATTCCAAATTCCCAAGCAAGAAATAGCGTCTCAAAAATGTGCTTGGCATCAACTTTATTGAGGTTGAAAAGCAACTCCATAGAGATTCCAGTATCGATATATTGCTGAATATTTGCCACGGTTTTTACTATTACCTTTTGGTCTAATTGTGAATTTTCTTCATAATACCAAAGCGCTTGGTCATAAAATGGAGGTGCAATTGGCGCTGAACCTTTGGCTTTATCGTAGAAAAACTTGCTATACACTGGCAAAATTGAAGCTGTGCATCCTTGAATTAAACTACTACTAGTATTGGGAGCTATTGCCAAAAGCTGGCTGTTTCTGATGCCAACCAATTCAAGCTCTTCAAATAGTCTTTCCCACTTAGCTTTTTCCTCTAGGGATTTAGCTTTATTTTTATACCAATTAACTGATTTGCCATTAACAAGTCCTTTGCTCCAGAGTGAGCCTTTGTAAGCAGGATATGCACCTCTGAGCTTGGCTAATTTAACAGAAGCTTTAGTGGCACTATACAAAATTGACCTGAACAAATCTTGTATTTCCTGTTGATTATCCTTGTAAGAATAACGACGTATTGCTAGCCAATCAGCCAGTCCCATAGCACCTAAACCCAATACTCTGTATTTGCTGTGATGATACTGGGCTATATCTATTGGGGGATTGCCAAGCTCTAAGCTATTGTCTAGAAGCTCTACGCAAATGCCAGTAATTCTTTCCAGTTCACTATCAGCTATATTGGCAAGATTGAGGCTGATTAAATCGCAACAATGAGCCTCGGTTGCAGAGACGTTGCTAAAGCTTTCTGTGCAAAGATTGACACAGGGAATTAGCCCAGCGTGTTGATTGGGATTGGCGCGGTTTATTGTGTCTTTAAAAGCCAAATAGGGCAGTCCAGTTTCTATCTGAGTGCGCATGATCTGTTTGAACAAATCCTTGGCATTTACCTCCTTGTAAAGTGTGATTTCTCCATCTGCAATTGCTTTTTCTACCAAGGTGTAAGCTGAGGTGAAATCATCACCCCAAATCTGTGGCAAATCTAGATTAAGCTTTTGCTTGACCTCAAAAGGATCTACTAAGTACCAATTTGAATTAGAGCGCACCCGGTTCATGAACGCATCGGGGATTACTAGCTGAGGGAAGATATCAAAAGCCTTGAGCCTTTGGTCTCCGTGCTCGGATTGCATCTCCAGAAAAGCTGGCACATCTAGGTGCCAAATATCTAAAGCTACCGTAACCGCGCCTGCTCTTTTGCCACCTTGGTTGACTGCCTGGGCAATATCGTTAAGAATTTTTACCCAAGGTACAACCCCACCAGAGCTGTTAGCTCTGCCAGCAACTGTAGCGCCTGAAGCTCTGATTTTGCTTAATCTGATTCCTATCCCACCGCCACGCTTGGATATGGATGCAGCCTGCGCCCAAGTTTGGCTAATATGCTCTAAATTATCCTCAGTATCCAAAATAAAGCAGCTAGTTACTGATGGGTTTGGCAGTCTCAAATTAGCCAACATTGGTGTAGCTAAAGAGATTTTTCTTAGAGCAATTAGCTGGTAAACTTCCTTAGCAAAAGCTAACTTATCCCCTTCATGTTTAGCTGCTAGTAAAAGAGAGCTAACCAAAAAACATTCTTGGGGTAATTCGTCTTTTATTAAGTAGCGAGTAGTTAGCAGTTTTGCACCGGCATAATCGTAATCTTTGTCCAAATCCGGGGCAATCCAATTGGTGGCAAGTTCAATTTCTTCTAAGGTGTAAACTTGCAAAAGCTCTTGATTGTAAATACCTTTGGCAAGCTTGGAGCGTATGGCTTTAGCGCTGGTATTGTATACGTCGCCTTGGTCATAAAACCTGTTGGCTCTGATGGTTTTCCATAAGTCCCAAATTAGTAATCTGCCGGCAACATAGCGCCATTTAGCCTCTTGTGGAGTGGTTAGCTCTAGCGCGTGTGCTATTAAATCCCCCTGGATTTTAATAGTAGTGATTTGATTTTCTTGTTTAGCACTAAAAAGAGATTCAAGCTCTAGTGGATTGGTCAAACCATCGCAAGCCCACTCCACTACTTGTCTGATTTTGGTGATGTCGAATTGCGTGATTGTTCCGTTACGATGGAGTACTGTTTTAGTCATATTGTTGTCTAAAAAGATAAGTATATTTATCAAGCCTTGAATCGGCATATTTGGTATGTACCAGAAAATCAGAAAACCTTAGTATTCTGATTACATAATCAATTGCTTGAGGCTCAATATCAAGCTGATAAAAGCTAATAATTGCAGTAGCATCAATTGCTTCAAATTGCTGGGCATGATCAACAATATTTTTAGATGATAACAGGCTATTGTATCTTGCCTGCTCATTTAGCTTTTCGCCTGTATATTTCAAATATTTACGATAAAACCCGGTGGATTTTAATTCCTTAAATATTTGCTCGTTGTGCCAGTTGATTTGCTTGAGATATTGGTCAATCATTTCTAGCACTCTTTGCTTATCCCATGGGTCTACCAAGGGTACAGGCTCTTCTTCTTTTTCTAGTGTTTCGTAAAATTCATTATTGTGTGGAACAAGATGATTTAGTATTTTCTGGGCAGTGGTATATGATTTGTTTTGCACAAAATCACAGATCATTTGTTGCCAATTTTTGGGCAAATCCTCCAGCAATTCGTTGCAATCCCAAGGATTGTTATCCATGGGTTTCTCTTTAAAGGGCAGAGCTTTTCTGGTAATAACTATATAGAGATATTTCTGGGCAATTTTGGGGTCTTGAGCGCCATATAACCTGTAAAGCCTTTGAGCTTCTTCGATTTGGCTAGGAGCTGCTTTTTTGAGCAGCAATTCATAGTTAATTTGACTTTTTGAAGCTCTAGTTTTTTTGGTTTTTTTAGGAGCAACTGATTCAAATATCAAACTCTGTTGTACTGCAAACATATTTAATCTAGTTTCAATGGTAATTTTTTTGTGTAATTTCTTCGCACATATTGCTCGCAATTAAAGCAAAAAATGTTTAATTTGCCGCGAGATGCAGTTTCGAATCCTGAGCATTTTGGACATTGCGCTTTAATATTAAATTTGAGTTTGCTGGGATCCTTGTGGCTATACATATTGCAATTTTTGCAGTACATGTAATCTTTGCCGTGTGATTTGGTATTGTGGCTAAAACATTTTGAGCATTGTAGGGCAGTTGAAGATTTAATTTTGCTGGGATCCTTGTGGCTATACTTATTGCAATCCTTGCAATGGATTTGATCTTTATTTATAAGTCTGGTATTGTGACTAGTGCATTTTGGACATTGTATTTTAGGTTTAATCCGGCTGGGGTTCCTTTGACTATGCCTAGTGCAATCTTTGCAGTACATTTGAGCTTGTCCGTGTAATCGGGTATTGTGGCTGGAGCATTTTGGGCATTGTATTTTAGGTTTAATTGAGCTTGGATCTCTTCGACTATATTTGGCGCAATCCTTGCAATAGATATAATCGCTAGAGTGCAAAATAACAGCAGAGCTCCAACAATGTGGACATTCTTGTTGAGCCCATGAGGTTTTAGGTGCCCTTGATTTTGAGGTTTGTTTGCATTTTTTAGGTTGAATTACAAACTTTGGTTCATCTGCTTTAGAAGTAATATATTTTTTGCAATCATGACAGTACAGACTAGAGTTTCCCGCGGTTGTCTCAGTATGCTTACGTGTGTGGGTACTTTGGCAATCTGGGCATGGTTCGCCAGGGGTAAAAGTAGGCAAACCAAGATTGCTAAGTTTTGCTGGAGGGGTAGACATCACTTGCAGATATCTCTCTCCAATGCCTGGCGCTTCATGCCCGTAAGTTTTCTCAAGATAAGCCACCATTTGAGCTATGGTTGGCTCTAGTAATAAATGTGTTTTTAAGCTGCTGCGCTGTTTGGTAACCATGACCGCACCTCCAATATTTCTACAAATTGACTAATAGCTTTGCCATTTACTGGCAAGATCTCGACTGCGTTTTTCCCCCTGAGACTGGGAATTTCGCAATCAGCACCGGCAACTCCAACTAACCAGTAGGTACGACCGCGATAAATCACCAATTGCCCCGACTCCCAATCAAGCCAGGGGGGTCTTGGGATAATCGGTCTAAATTCTTTAATTGCGGATATCTCCCCTAGGTCTAGTGCTAGTATTCGATCTTGCACTTCTTTAGCGCTGTGATGCCACGCTAGGTTAAACTCAGCTTTATTGTCTTTGTACTTAGTTAGTGATTCACCATAACGACCGCTAGATCGGATAGCCTCGAGCTCATCAATAATTTCTCCTACCAAATCGTCATCAATTTCATGCTCAATGGCTTGAGCATTTGAAGGCTCAGGTTTGGGTATTTCTGGCAAAGTAATAGCCGGATCAGGATTGACTATCTCTGGCAGGCTATCTATTGGTTCTACGGGTTTAGGCATTTTTGGCTCAGCGTTGATAATTTGTTCATAACGAGTGCTAAAAGGTATCTCCAGATTTTCGGTAGGCTCATCCTGCTCAAAGGGTTCTGGAGAAATATCAAATTTATCTAGCCTGATTTCAATACATCTAGTATTTTTGGATTGATAGAGCTTCTGATTACTATCAGGGTTAAGGTTGTTTACCTCCCAAGCCTGAAACTCCCTTTGGCTAGTGGCTAGCAGTTGCCAGCCATCGTTGCGACCGTTATTCTGCTCGTTGTCTGCCTTGATTTGCTGAACGTCGTATTGCACCTGATAAATACGCTCAAAAATGGGCCAGACTGATTGGAGCTTGATTGCTGCTATCCTCTGCCCATTTTGTTTTTGAATCTCACGGTAATTCCATGGGCCAATTAATGAACGAGATTCCAAGTCCCTCAGCTTTTCCACAAAATCTTGCAGTGAAGATTTGCCGCTATCTTGGTCGTTTGCCACGCGACACAATACAGTACTGACGTAATTCATGATTTGCTCTTCAGATAGCCCAGCATAAGGAGCTAGTTTGAGAGCGTAAAAAGTCAGGATAGAAAGGTTTGGGCTGATCCTTCTGTGAGCCTGTGGTAGAAACTTGTCAATTCTTTGGCGTATGATTTCGACCTGAGTATTGTCATAACCAAATTTAAGCAGCAGTTGAAACGCGCCACTGGCTTGGTCTAGCAGATCCATGGTGAGATCGTCAAAATCACTTTGATCTTTACCAATCTCGGCATCTCTAAAAAAAGGAATCCTGTTGAAGCGCGTCATTATCGCCGCACCATCACGTCCAATGGCGTGGTTACTGGTAACAATGATCGAGCTTAGAGGTTTTTGATAGTTGCCTCTTTTGACCCTCGCCTCCCCGTCGTAGATTTTTTTAGTAGTTTCATCAAAAGCTGGATCTTTTTTGGGATCTTCAATTGTGTAGGAGAGACCGCCTAAGTATTTCAGGTTTTCAAACAGGGCGCTATCGCTGCAATCCCCAGCAGACCCGGTTTTGTGCAATCCGAGTAAAGCTCTGGCAACTTTGGAAGCTGTGGATTTACCGCCACCGCTATCGCCAATTGCGTTAGTCATGGGCACATGCCCGCGCGCGCGATGAATTTTCTGGTAATGCAAACCCATCACCTGAGAAGCTACTAGAAACAGAGCTGGGTAAACGTTCTGCTCCCTTAGTGCTCTACGCATTGCCCTAAGCACCTTGCCCAAAATATCCGGGTTTGGTGGCAGGATTTTAGGGTTAGGGATTTCATCTCCTTCTCCGTAGGTTTTGTTAAAAATTACGCCTGATTTTTCTGAAGAGCAGACTTCACCTTCTGGAGTAAATTGAATATCTTCAAACACCCAATAGCCCTCTTTGCCATTTGAGCTTCTGGGCTGCTGACCCCGACAAGCTGAAAGGATATGGCGCTTACCTCCATTTTTTATATAGTCCTCCTTCTTGGCTGCAATCAATTCACTCAGCTGATCCAGCTTGAGGTTATTCATCAGGGTTGAACCGTAGCCTGAAGAAAAAGCCCTAGTCAAATCAGCCAATCGGTGCATTGAGGTATCTCTAATTAGCACCCTTGCTTTTTTGGGATTTTCCACCTCTTGGATTTCTACCAGTAGTCCGGGGTTTTGGGAGTATTCGTCATCCAAAATATCGACTACATCAAAAGTAAAATTAGTATAAGGCTTGAACTTCTGGACTAAAATCTTCTTGATTTTGCCTTTAGCGTCAAACTCTGGAGTTCTCGATCCGTCTGATTCGAGGGTGTATTTAGGCTCTAATTTATCTTCAATTCTGCCAATTCGTCCGTCAACTACTACAAAACCGTGAGGCTCAATTGGAAAGGTTTCCTCTCTGATTTCTCCTGAGACTGTGGCTACTTGCACAGTGGCTACCTTGTGAGCTGGAGCCATCTGCTTGCGAGTCCACGCGCTGAGCACATTGTCCCAAGCTTCACTGTCTAAGCAAGAATTAGGATCTCCTTTTTCGGCAGAGCGCCATATAGTTTCGAGCTCCCTTTGAGGTAATGGAGGGCTACACCTTGAACTGGCAATATCGAATAATTTTCTAGCGCTCTCGGTATAATCGACACCTTGGCTTTGAGCTCGGTTCTCTGCTCCAATCAAATCTCTGGCAAGAGCAGCTAAGCCATTGTTGCGACCGCCTTGCCCAACTCCACTATTGATAATTTCTTGGTGCTTTTTGGAAATCAGCTTAGATAGAGGAATTGCCCCTGCTGCGTAAACTTGAGAAGCTAGGCTGGGTTTGCTCACTGGAACAGTTGGAGCGCTGTTAAAACTTAATAAAAAATCTATTATCCACTGGGGGCAATCAGCAATAGATGCTTCACTAGGTGAGCATCCCTCAACCCATCGGTATCTACCTGTGTGGGGATGCTTGCCAGCGATAACTGATTGCATTCCCTTTAAACGAAATTCTAATAATTCTTCTGGTGCGCAAGAAATTTGTTTAGAAGATATTTTTATTTCTTCGGGGTATTTATAAAGCAGTTGCCTGCGATGAGGCTTACCACTACTAAAAGAGACTGTATGAGGTAATGGCTCATTTAGACCGGATATCTCGCAAGCTTTAGCAAAAGCGCTTTCACCGTCCAAATCAATAGCAATCAGACCAGTTCCTAAAACTACTCCAATTGCCTCAACTTTTCTGTAAGTTTTAAATCCGTTGCTCTGATAAAGCTCAATAAATCTCTCTAGCGTATAGCCGGAATTCTGCCATCCTCCTTCACAAGGTGTTTTATTGCCCTGTATCGGGATAAACCTTGAGCCAAGGTTGAGTAATTCGAGCTGCGATCCCTCTAAAAACATTTTTAAAAATAATTAGGCTTTACAGAAATAATTCACTGTAGTAAAAATCTTACTCTATTACAGAGCAAAAAAAAAGGCCCACCTTGGGAGATGGGCAAAAAACATTAAACCCGCTCTGCATCATATTGAGCCTGAGCTTTTTCTAGAGACATGCCTCTAAGCGCATACTCAAGCAAATACGGTTTGGCTTGAAGGGTTTGAGCAAACTCAACAAAGATTTCTTGAGCCTTGGCAAATCCAAAGCCACGAGGGAATACATACCTTTTGATGAGCATGGGCTCATCATTGTTGAAAAAGAGGCAATACTGCTTTTCAAATATCCCGAGGTGCACTTCAGTAGTGGAATTTAATCTGACTCCACAAATAAAACTAGGGGTAAAAGCTTTAACATGAACAACTGTATTGGACGCGGGCTTGACTTTTAGTAAAGTAGGCATGGTAGTATTGAATGTAGGTTACTGTAATAAATATACAAGAGCTTGCACAATAAATGCAATAGTTTAAACAAATATTGTTACAAAAGTTAATGAAAAGGATACATACCAAAATTAGGGTATTGCTAGCGCAACGAGATCTTACCCAAGAGGAATTAGCTAAAAACTCTGGCGTGGCATATGGAACTATTAACCGTCTCTCTCAAAACAAAATTAAAGGAGTGACTTTTGAAGTCCTAGAAAAACTTTGCGCTTACCTAGAATGTGACATAACAGATATTCTTGAACTAAAGTAATTATACTCCAATCACAATATTAATCCCGGGGCACTACCTCGGTTTTTTTTGTGTCTATCCAATTGGTCTTCACAGCATCTTCACAGTCTTCACGCGTCTTCACATCGATTTGTGAAGATGGAAAACTCGCTCTAGGCAAGGCTTTTAATTCTCTTTTACTTTACTCTTCACTATCTTCACAAGAAAATATATATATATAAGAATAAAAAAGGAAGTCAGAAAAATATATAAAGCCACCTACGTGTAAGAGTATTTTTATTTTTCTGTGAAGAGCGTGAAGATGACTTTAAAAAGTCCTAAAAAGCTTACCCTACATGGATTGCAGCTCTTCACAGAACGATGTGAAGACGCGTGAAGACTGTGAAGACGTTGTGAAGATAACCCCAGCTAATACACAAACTAGTTGATCCATACGTTCGCTAATATGTATAGATTAGTCTAAAACAAAATTGGACTGTGAGACAATTTGTTTCACAGCCAAACAAAAGTAATTAAAATTGTAATTACGGCAACAAATAGGAGAATAATCATGCTCAATCAAATTGAAGTCAAAAACTTTAGTCAGCAAGTGGGGTTTTTCCAAGACAACGGTGGGCATCCTAATTCAGCAGTTATTTTGGGCAGTCAGCTGAATCACTGCACTTACTTTTCTGGCAAGCAGATAGCAGATGCCAGCAGACAAAGCGCCAATCTAATCTCGATGCTCAAGAAAGCCAAGCTTACCGAGATTAAGACTACCCAATTGGATAAAATCCTAACTGCGCTTCCTTGGGAGATGAGGATCGCTTTTTTTGGAGAGTGGTTATCCCAACTGGACAAATTCGATCAAGTAATAAAAAAAGACCCTAGCTTACTAGAGTCCTTTTTAGGTTCGCAACCACCAGAAATTGGCGGTTAACAAGCTTTATTTAGCAAAGCTTGCCTGAACTCCAATAGCTCTAGTGTTGCCTCCAGATTCCTATTGCACAGGAGAGCAGCAGATCGAAACGCGTCGCCACCCCAAATATCGACTTCCCTATCAATTGCTACTAAAGTTGCAAAATCTTCGTGAGCATCAATTATCACTGGGAACGTATGCTCTATGATTTGATATTCTTGTTTAGGTCGCTCTATTGCTATGAGCATTTCTTCCTCTTGAGTTACTTCAACCCAGATAGTTGCACCTGTGATCACGTGTTCTAATTTGATTGCAAACATTTCCCTAAAACTTCCCTAAACTAAATTAAATGGATTGATATTTTGAGCATTAGACAAAATTGTGTCAATACCAAAATAAGCTTTCCAGCTAGGTTTCAACGGATTAGGGAAGGTTGAAGATGTTTTGTTGATGAATTGTGAGTAAATTAAGACAACCACATCAAACCCTTACAAATCAACGCTTTTAAAATTATCTTCCCTAAACCTCCCCTAACTCTATTTTTTTCAAAATCAATCAACTTGCTGTGGAATCAATCAAAAAATCAATAAGTTTACTCGTGTTATAGTAAATTTGTTTGGTTGTTTTGATTGATGTTGGGGCTGGTATTAAAGCCCCTTTTTAGATTTTGATTTAATATTTTTGTTCATCTCCATCCAAGCTTGATTATGATGATTTTCATCAAAGAATTTTAAATAGGATTCCCAGTGAATTTTTAAGCTGTGCCCCATCCACTTTGAGGCAATAGCGGCATCTACTCCCAATAAAGAGCAACGCACTGCATACGCGTCTCTAAAATGATATGGACTCATTGTCCTTATTTTAAGTCGTTTTGTTTCTCTTAGAAAGAGTTTGTATATTCTAGTGCCGTAATCGTAGTTAATAAATCGTGTTTTGTATATCGGGTCATGCTTTTCGTATAATTTCCAGCGATTTACCCAATCCCCAGGTACAGGATAAACTAACCGAGCGCCAGTTTTTGTATTGTCGCTTACCTTCACAACATAAGGCTCTATATGCGCTCTGGAAAGATCTAATTCTATTAACTCATGACTGCGTAAACCATAGGCTGCAAGTGTGCCAAAAATCCACCTGTAATCCGGATTGACTGAATCGACAAAATCAATTAGTTCTAAATCACTGGGAAGTTCTCGTTTGATTTTCACTTTCCAACTTACTTTTAATTGGTGTAAAGTGTTTGCTATGCCAGCAAATTTGAACAATTGAATATAGTAATTTAGCAGCATATCGCGACGGGGACTATCTACCGAATACGCGCTAATAATTGGAATTATGGCTTTTTCGCTTAGTGGCTCATCTGGAGCAAGTCGACTAAATGCGTTGCCCCAATGCACATCAAAAACATATTTTCTTTTGGTGGTTTTCTGGTGAGTAAGCCAGTAATGCTCTTCAAATTCTGCAATCCACTGTGACGCCGGCTTAGTGCCTAGGATGCCGTTTTGCAGGTAATCACCCCAGCTAAATTGATTGAGCACTAATCTTGATTCAATCTCTTGAGCTCTAGCTAGAGCTATTTTTAATCCCTGTGGGTTGGCAGCTAAACCAGTGCTTAGCTCATATTGTCGAGGTAATACTCCCTCATTGGGTTTAGGCGGTAAAGTGCCCCTCAGATATACTCGATTATTTTTAATTCTTAATTTGATTTTGCTTAATCGCAGGTTAATTTTTGTCAATTCCTCTGTCAGCTTTTTGTCCATTTTTTGCGGTTTTTTGATTGTGATATTTTTTAGGATATCAATTAAATACACCAATAAATGAAAAGTTTTACAATACAAGTACAGTGGGTCGACGTGGCGACTGCTGCGCAATTATCAGGGATCAAGCAGCATCTATTCTACTTGCAAATTCGTAAAGCCAAAAACTTTCCAGGACAAAGCCCCTTCAAGCGCGGTGAGCATTGGCGACAAATCAGTGATAAAAAGCTTCAGATAAATATAGAAAAATGGCTGGAGGCTTTAGATAAGCTGTAGATGCAAAATATACCTAAACGTCAATATCCTTTTATTCACCCCAGTTGGATTAGCGGATATCTAGCTGGAGATAATCAATGCCAGTTGGCAATGCACCTAAAATCAAACTATTTCCTCCCCAAGCGTCAATCAGATTTTAATTTGGAAGCTTACAAAATCAAACATAATACTCTGCTTGACCAGAGCGCGCGTGAACTTACAGAGCAAGGCTACGACGTTTTTAGGGAGCATGAAAACGAGTACAGAGTCAACACTGAAGCTGGGGTCATTCTTGCCTGCAAACCAGATATTGTAGCCAAAATGTTTGACAAATATTTGGTGCTAGATATAAAAACTGGTAAACCCAGAGCCAAGGATATAGCACAAGTGCAATTGTATATGTGCACAATTCCTACTGTGGCGCTTCACGGAATTAAAACTATACCAAGCGGACTAGTAGTCTATCCTGACCATAGTTTTGAGGTCTATCCAGATTCTATTTCTACCGACTGGAAAGGTTTTGTTACTAGGCTGCTAAAAACTGCGACGCAGTCCGAATTGCCTCCAGCTAGCCCTTCTTGCCAAGAGTGCAAATATTGCGCAGTGGCTTCGTTTTGTGATAAGAAAAGCAAGCTAATACCCGAGGCTCAGGTAAGCTTTGAATAGCCTAAAGGATATAAAAATTGTTATCTGGACGGAAGTATTAGAAGTTATTAATTTAATTTTACAATTTGAACCAGATGATAACAAGATTATGTTTTATCGCTTAGTAGAATCTGAGCCTCAAGCTTTTAAAGGCGATTTACTTCGCAGATTGCGATTTAAGCGTGGACTAGATGTCAGATAATTTAATTTTTAATTTTGTAAAATATTCAATTACACTTTCAGTTGTTAAGAAAACTTCTTTAGGATGCCTAGCACAATTAATAAAATTTATTTTAAAATTATCTATAAAAAAATTCATAACATGAACTGTCCTAGACTCTGGTTTTTTCCCAAAGTTTTTAAGATGTTCAGATTGAAAAAGTCTCATTGCAGCAGTTAAAGGTATAGTAAATACCCAAGATATGCAGTTTTTATGATTACAAGCGGTAAGCTTATTAATATCAACGCTGCCAATAATATAACTTAAATTTTTTATAAATTGACTTTGTTTTAATTCAATATCTTCATAATTTAAATTAGTTTTAATAATTATTGTTATATATTTTTCGTTTAACATATGTTCCTTTATTTATCCTGTTTGTACTTGTAGCCTAATCTATAAGCTTTTTCTAGCTCGATGCCTAGATACCCTAAGTGTTCTGGAGCAATTGTGGGGTTATCTGCTGCTATCTCCCGAACAAGCGTCAGTGGTGATTTACCTCGGTAGGTATTGACAAGTTCGCCATTGCCGGCAGTGGTTTGATGGACAACAATTTCCCGCACATTAGGCTCAATAATAAAACTGCCTACGGGATCTGCAAAATTGGGTTTGCATAATTTCCTGTATTGCCGCTTTACAATCGCTTGGGCATCGTGCCAATCATCTTGATAAATATGTGCGCTCTGGCTAATTGTGATTAGCTCACCTGCCAATATATCAAGCCTTTTAGCTACCTCAATCTGAAGGCATCTAAGCGCCATTGTATTGGCTACCCAAGCGCTGTACATATCATTGCTCCTAAATGTGGCAATAAGAGTTAACCTGCCTTGGACAACTCTAAACCAAAGGTGATTTAAGCAAGGCGTATTCTTGGTTTGCTTGCCATCTACGCTTGGATCCCACAGGGAAATCACAGCATTAGAGCAATTGAAATCTCCTCCACTTTTGGCGTCAGCGTTTAATTTTTCAATCACCTGCTCAACCTGATCCACGCCAAAATGTGAGCGGATCCTTTGCCCGTAGGTATAGCTAACATCCCCAAGATTGGCAGGGTCTGAAAATTCAGCTAAGTAGTTTTTGAAAAACATTCGAGTGATTGGCAAGTAATTAGTAAACTCCAAAACATCTGGCTCATCTGTAATCACTACAACCAAATCTATTAGCTCTTGCCAGAGCCCATAACTACTCTGCCTGATTATGCCAGAGGTTGTTATTCTGTGTAGAATTTTCACCCAAGCTTTGGCTATGGTTTTTGCCTCAACCCTGTGAGCAAAGGGAGAAGCTGGCAAAGCTTTACTAGGAACAAACTCAGGCTCGGGATACGCTCTAGGATAAGCCCAGTGAGATTTAGCCTGAAATATTTTAAGAAATACAAATCTAACACAATCTGCCACAGTGTAATTAAGTACCCAACGGACATTTCGCCTGATATCTTCTAAAGCTTCTCCGGGGATTTCAATATCAATATAAGCCCGAATTTGTGAATTTACTACCCATACTGGCTTGCCAAGATCGCTAAATCCTTCCTCAAAACCCTTAACAAAAAAATCATTCAAAGCTTGAACACCGCCAGCATTATCGTCTTCTTTGGTGCATTTCAAGCCTGTGATGCAGTTGATATACGGATTGGCTAAGATATTGCGCAATAGTGGAGATAGACCGCGAGTAGGGCTATACAAATTACCAATAGCAGCGTAATAGTCCGGGTCAAGTTGCTTGGCTATTATTGCCGCTGGCGTCCATCCAGTTACTATCACAATAGAGCCATGTCCGCAAATTACCTGATTAGCCTGGTATAGCGGTCGGTAAGTTTGATTTACTATCTGTTGATCCAAATCCGCCACGTTTGTTAAATCTGGGGTCATTTTCAATTAGGTTAAATTCTGTAGTGATGTTGTGATGTATTACTAGTTGAGCTATAGCTTTTTCAGCTTTGAGCAGAATTGGCTTGTGCAAACTATATAAAGCCAGCAGTAACTCTCCAGTATAAGTGGGATCAATAATGCCTATTGTATTAGCTAGCGCAACTCCCTTTTTTATTGTGGAGCTCCTAGGGTAAAGCCCAAACCAGTAATCAGTAGTTAAAGGTGCTAATATCACTCCAGTAGGCTGCAATGATACGCGATACTCGTCCCGCTCATTGTCGTAGGGTATTTGGCTGTATGGATAGACCCAAGTGTCATGAGTTAGGTAAATATCAAAACCGACATCAGTAGGATTGTGCTTGATTAGTTGATTTTCTGGGCAATGCGGCAAGCGCAAATAATCTATTGAAAGTGCCATAGCGCTCCACAAATTTGATTGATTCTGTTTAATTTTATCAATACGCTTAAACAGCAAAAAACCCCAGAAAACTGGGGTTGTAAGTATATTTTGTTAGCAATAAATTTTAATTATGCACAAAGTTTTGAATTACTTGATTGCACCAGCGGATTCTATCTTCAGTATCGTAAACACAAACTAAACACACATCTAAAACCTCACCCATTGGATTGACTGCCCACCAATAAAATGTTCTGTTTCCCACCAAGGATGTTTTGTGGTCTTCTGGTAACGTGGTATAGAATTTGACATCTCCTTTTAGTGTGTTGACAACGCTTTTTAGAATTGCATAAAGATTTAATATTTCTGGAGTAACTTCATATTTGAATGCCGTATAAAGCAAATCTCCAATTTGTATTACGCCAAACCCTATCGGCTCTAATTCTTGTCTTGGGTAATTAATTTTATTTAATGTGTACAAACGTGGTTGGCTACCAATTACCCAAGACCAAATCCTATCGGATTTTTGCATTTTAATCCATTCATTTGTTTTCATGGAGACGGTGACTTGCATTTTATGAATTTTATTTACACAAATTTGATTGATTCTGTTTAATTTTATCAATACGCTTAAACAGCAAAAAACCCCAAAAAAATTGAGGCATAAACATATTTTGAAAACAGATTAATTATACATTAACCGGTTCTGAGCAGAATTGTTTTGTGATTCTGGCGCGCCAATTTAAGTCTTCATTATCGCCTATCCAACGGGAATAAGTTCCCAATACATTTCCATCTGGGTCAACTGCCCAGTAGAAGAAGTTGGTATCTTCTAAAGATCTAGACCCGTTGTCTCGAACAACATAAAAGGTTAAGTCACCCGCAGGAGTAGTGACCTTTTTATCTACCCTTGCGTAGGCAGTTAACATTTCTGAAGTTACAGCATATTCAAATGCTTTATAAATTTTTTGTTCTTGACCTCTTCCTTCGCGGATTGTGGAAAATTCCCAATCAATTTCAGAAGGATAGGTGAGTTGAGTTAGCGAAAACAACCGTGGTTTTTTACCAATCTCCCAATTCCAAAACAAGCTGTCGCCGCCACGCATTTCCTCGGTTTTTACAATTTCCATTTCCACAATATCTTCTCCTAGTTTTATATCATCTTCCTCTTCATCATCCTCTAAATCCCACTCACGGCAAAATGCCGCAATCCACTGTCCTTGGTAGTAGCCTTGAGCGTCCCACCATGGCTCGGGCTTTAGTTCTACTTTGTTTATCACAATATATGGACTTTCACAAAGGTCAACACACCAATACAATTCTTTGCTGTTATCGTAATCCCAGATGCTATTAAATCCTAAAGCCCCATTAGCAGTCATCAGGTACTCACCAGATGCGCCAACGGCGTTTATGAAATCATTGGTAATTTGATATTCATAATATCCGTCAATTTCTCCAACAATGTGGAAGTCCTCTCTGTCGTCAATTTTTTCTTTTAAGAATACCCTCTCTGGAGCATTGGGCTTGATATACCAATAGCTAGTGTATCCGTAACGGTCAATCTTGTGACAGTCGTTGATGTTCATTTCTAATCTCCTAGTTTCTAACTTTCCTTAGCTTATGCGATATTTTTCAGAAAGTCAATACCTATTTTAAAGATTTTTCAATCAAGGTATACTAATAATATTTAATACTATTTTACAAAGATGGTCTCTAAGCTACCAGAAGAAACTAAATCTTGGGCTCAGCTTGATACGGAGCCACTTGATTGGTATTTAAAATTTATTGCCTATTACCTGCCTGGGGTAATAGATGAGAGCGACTCTCTCCAAAGCGCTTACTATAATTATTTGCTATCTACCGGCAAAAAGCCGAGTTCTCTCAGCGCTCTAAAGATTCCTAGAGAATGGATAAAAGTTTGCACTGATTACCAGTGGAGACAACGAGCTATTGACTTCAAACGGGCTCAGGCTGCTGAAATAGTCGAGCGCGAATCAGCATTAATTTTCGATATTATCAAAAAACGAATAGAACTAGTCCAACTTGATACAGAGCGCGTTGGCTATCTTGCCGAGCAATTTGACAATGCTTATCGAGGCACACCTCTAGGCTTTAAGCGTCCAATTGACACTCTAAATTGTATCAAAGCAGCCCAAGCGCTGACCGAAAACAACCAATTGGCTATCAACCTGCTAGCTGAGCTCACTGGTATTAAAGAGCTGTTAGCAGAAAAAGAAAAACAACTCAAGGCTGCCGGTGAAACTAACACTTAAGAGCTGGGGACAACGGGTCTATCTAGAGCGGACTTACCGTAATAGTCCCTCGCAAGCCAACAAATCTCACCTGCTACCTATTCCCACAACTTGGCTAGAGTTTGCCAAGATTTGCAAGATTCGTTCTGGCGATGGGATTATATTTTTTAATCCCTATGAGTATCAAGTCAGGTTAATACAGCAAATTGAGACTCATCCTACTACAGTAATTACCAAAACTCGGCAGCTAGGAATCACTGAAACGATTATCAATTACTTTTTATTCAAGGCTTTAAGTAACCCTGGATATTTAGCAGTAGTATTTTCCAAATCCCAATCTGATACCAGTAATATCGCTAAAAGACTTAGGCGGACTATTGAGTTTTTGTATCAGTACTGCGAAACTAAAACCGATTCACTGACCGATATTGAATTTAAAAACGGTGGCAGAATCCTTTTTAGAAACTCTACTCCCAATGGCGCCAGGGGACTAGAATCTGTATCCGACATTTTATTTGATGAATCGGCATTTGTGGAGGAAATAGAGGAAATCTACAAAGCGTCCATCCCCTGTACCACGATGATGGGCGATAGGGCTAAAATCATCATCCTCTCTACCCCTAACGGCCAGTCGGGATGGTATTGGGATAAACTGGCTAACAATAACGATAACGTGGACATATTGGAGCTTTGCGAGAAAATCAAAGCTGAGGAAGTGGTACCCTGCCAATACTGGACTGATAAAAACAATTGGTGCAAATTTGTCCTTCACTGGTTAGATCATCCTAAATTTAAGCTCAAAAAAGCTACTTATCTGGAGGATTTACAAAAGCAGTATGGCGCTCCGATGGAAGTAATCGAGCAGGAATATAATTTGTCGTTTACCAGCGCAGAATCTATCATATTTAGTAACGACTTAATACGCACTGTCAATACAGGTAACTGGGAAAAAGAAGTAGACCCCGACGCGTCCTACTATATCGGAATTGATACTAGTTTGTTGGGCTTAGATTATTGCGTGGCAACTGTCCTAAAATCCACTGGGGATAAATTGTATCTGGTGGATATGTATCGCAAACGCAAGCAAACTAACGATTATCATATTTATCAGCTAACAGAATTAATACAAAAATATAACCCCGTAGCAGTGGGGATTGAGGTCAATAGTGGCGGTCAAATCTACTTTGAACAGCTTACAAAATCTAATATTAATACCAATATTGAACCAGTAAAAACCACTGCTGTATCCAAGCCAGTGTTTATCAACAGGCTACTGCTAATACTGGAGAAAACGCAACTTATAATCCCCAATGACCGGGTTGTGATAGAAGAATTCCTAAGCTTTAGAAATACCGATGGGAAGCTTCAAGCCATCGCTGGCAGGCACGATGATATCATTATGAGCTTAGCTTTTGCCCTGTCAATAACTCAAGTTGTTGTGTAATTTCTGGTAAAAATTGGGGTTTTTAGGTCTTGATATTATTGAGGTTATCAATCATACCGACAACCATATATGAGCAATCTTACAGCTTTTGATTTCACCTTGAAAATTTTCATAGGCTGGTCTCCAATCATCGTTAGCTTGAGATTTCCAGTTTGAAAAAGATGCCGGTTCTTGTTTTTTCTAATATGCTTCATTTGCCAATTATTTTTTTACGCTTAATCAAAACTTCTGCTTTAACTAATTCAGGGTCTTCGGCAATTATTTTTCTCATAGAGTCTATCATTTGCTTAGCTTCATCAAGATTGCCTTGTTGAATTTTGTCATATATTTCACGAAGTTTAACATTTACTTCATCAGGTCTTGTTGTGGTTAATCCCATAAGATCTTCAAGAATTCTTTCTACAGTCTTTCCATAAGATTCTTGGGGTTTACTAACGTTTATCTTTCCTTGAGATTGTTCAAGTAAATAAAGACTTTCAGGTTTAACATGTGTGATAACGTTTGGAGAATGAGTTGAAATAATAAATTGACAATTAGGAAATACTTCTAATAATTTAGGAACGATCATTCTTTGCCATTTTGGATGAAGATGTAGCTCTATTTCATCAATTAATACGATTCCTTCGCCTTCTAATGGATTGTCTCGTTTTGGATTGGCAATAGCTAATCTACGAGCTAAATCACTTATCATAGCAATCAAGCATTTTTCTCCATCAGAAAGTTGATCGATTCGCAATATTTCCCCATTTTTTGTTACTTCCATTCTAGGAGGATTATTTCTTATTACATTTATATTTTTAAATTCAGGTAAAAATTCTTGCAATGCTTGACGTACTGCTTCAAGCTGAGGATCGGGAAAAACATAATCCTCTGGCTTTATTAAAGCATCTATATATTTTCTGTTTTGATTTTCACGATCCTCTCTGTCTCTAAACCATTCAAAAAAAGTACGAAAATTAGCTCCACTTGTTAATGCATCTTCATAAGCAGCAAGTAAATCAAATTGATGTTTAGACTTAATTCGTAAAGGAATATCTAAAACTGCTCGATTAACTGGATAATAAACAAATAAAGGTAAATTAATTTTTTCTTTTTGTGCAGCTATTTCATCTTGAATTTGTTTTACATATTCGTTTAAATGGGTAAAATCACTGCGCTCTTCTGACAAACCATATCCTTCTAAATGGTTAGTGCGCCTCCAAAAAATTTCCCTATTGTTATCACTACAAAATATCTCTATTGATGATCTATGAGATCCATTTTTAATATCAAGTTGTGGAATATCCTTTCCATTAGATTGGATAGATTTTATTCTTTGGATAGTCCATGAAAGCATTATTGCAACAGCATAGAAAATTGTTGATTTTCCGGTACCATTCATCCCAAATAATACATTTAATCTTTCATGAAGCTTTAAAGATAGAGATTCAACTCCTCGAAAATTTGATAAATTTATTTTGGTGATCTTCATAATTTCTGGTAAAAATTGGGGTTTTTAGGTCTTGATATTATTGAGGTTATCAATCATATCGACAACCATATATGAGCAATCTTACAGCTTTTGATTTTAACTCCAATCAAGTTCGCACAGTGTCTATTGAAGGACAACCTTGGTTTGTTGCCAAGGATGTATGCAATGCTTTAGAAATAGCTAATCCTAGAGATGCAATCAACAAATTAGATGAGGATGAAAAGGGGGTCGTTAATGCCGACACCCTTGGCGGCTCACAAGAAATATCTATAATTTCCGAATCCGGCATGTACAGCCTTGTCCTTAAATCTCGCAAACCCGAAGCCAAAGTCTTTAAGAAATGGATTACCGCAGTAGTGCTCCCCTCAATCCGTCAAACTGGAGGCTATCAAGTTGAGCGTCAACCCGCTAGGCAGCTGCCACCGGTAAGAGACGTAGTGGATTATGCCAAATCGCTGGCTGTAATAACCACTACTGCCATGCCAGCAGCCCTCAAGCAGGCTTTCCTAGATCGCCTTGGGGATGAAATGATTACTACTAAAATCCTTGGGCAAATAGCCACCGCACCTAGATTAGTAGGAGTAGTGCAAAAAGCAGAAGAGCTAGGCTACAAATTGGATCACAGTCAAAGAGTTCGGATTGGCAAATTAGTAAAAGACACTGGACTTCCATATACCAGAGAGGAAAGATATTGCAACGGGCAAATGCGACCGATCAACTGCTACGAGGACAGTCACGAACTAGAAAATGCAATACACAGTGTTTTTGCTCAACTGAACTAAGCTATACTATACACAACACAACTCACCCAGCTATGCCGCAATAGGTACCTGCAAACGGTGGGTTCTTTTGTGCTTATACACAAGCGCACTACAGATCAATTATCCATACAGTAGATTGTACAGATATCAATACACTAAGTATATTTGCCTATAAAGCGAAATATACAAAAACCTGATGAATTCGGCTGCTGGCGACAGAATATCTTATATATCCTATTTCAATACGATACCCGGTACGACACTCGATACGATTATCAATACAATATCCATACGGAAACCTGATAAATCCGGCTGCTATCGACAGAATATCTTATATATTCCCTTGTCGGTACGATTACCGGTACGATAACCCGTACAAATACCCGTACAGTATATATACAAATTCCTGATAATTTCTGGCAAAATCAACAAAATATCTTATATATTTTTCGGGTATCCGTACGTTTATCAATACGATTACCGACACATATAAGTAAAATCTCAAAATATCTAGAAATATATAAGAAAGTTTATAAAAAAATACCCAAAATTAGGTATAAATACCTATTGATCTCTTAAGGGATATATCCGATAATATATATATTAGCCCGATAAGGAGGTTCGTTATGTCCCAGTCCACCAAGTCCGTTGTTAAGTCCGTTGTTGCTCCTATTGTCATGACCGTTGACAACGATGAGCCCAATGATGTTGATGTTGTTTTGGCTCGTAGCGCGGCTATCCGCGCAGCTCGAGGAGTTTAGTAACCCCTCCCCCGAAAGGGGGATTTTTTTTGCCCATAAGCATTCCTACCCACTGGATTTTTTATGGGCAATAGTATATGTGCTGCTAATAGTTGCGCACCAATACCTTTTGCGATTTACCGACAAGTCATTAAAGCACTTTGTGCAACTCAGCAGCGGCAGCATCAACCCAAGGTCTCGCTGGAATTACCGTACCGCTTGCCAGTGTCGCGCCCTCATGCACTATGATCGCATGATCGCACTGATAGCTATAGACTACCTCGGTAGGAGATACCCTATTGATGCTCAGGCTATCGCGCAGCTCTCCAGTATCGACTATATCCCTGGGTGAACCTACTATAGAGCTGTTGCGCCTGTGGGTATCGTTGGGCCATCCCCACTTCTGCTGGTCAATTTGTGATAATTGCTCTTGCTCGAACAATTCCACCACAGCTTGAAAATTTTGCTCTATTACGCTCTCTGCAAATTCCCAGTTAATCACGTTGTCAGTAGCTCCTTAAGTTTGATTTTCTCATCATCTGTTAAAAGCTTGGCTGCCATCTGCAATGCGTCTTTGGGGTAGACCTGCCTAAAAATATTTAGCTGTTTTTGGCTGTTGAATTTTTGATAGATTTTGTCTCTGTAGATAGCCCCTTCTGGAGGCTCAACAGGCTCAAACAAATCAGGATTGATACAAATGCGCAGATCTTGAGCTATCGCTTCAATCGTCTCTGTTGCCAGCCATTGCGCTCTAGATATACTCATTGATTTTAGGAGTATTTACAGGTTTTTCTACAGCCGAATCATATATTCGTGGAGGTCTAGCAGTGGCAACTATCAAAGATTGCGTGATTGCGTCAGACTGGTTGACTATGGCTCGTTCTAAAATTTCCTTGTCGGTCTTGGATAGCTTGTCTAGTTTGAGGTACTGGCAAGATAGCGATTCAATTAAGACAGCATAGGCAGCCGCAGGATCAAAAGTGTAATTTTTGTTGTCTTCTAGATTTAAAATTTGGCAATTTGCTGGTAAACCTTGCCGGTAATTTGCTTTAAAAAAGCTGGCTATTTTTTTGCTTTTAAATACTATATTAATTTTACGATACAGACCAATATCTATAGGCTCAATAAAAACTTTATTTAGCTCAGTGAGATTAGCCAACCGTTTAAATTTCTTTACCTCAAATACCTTATCCTCGCCAGCAAAATCTACCTGAGCGCAGGCTAAAGATTGAGAATTTAAATTAATGCCAGATGTGCCAATGCCCAGAACCATTACTTGCAGCATATTTAAAACAAAACCCTCTTGGGCAAAAGGGTTCAAAACATTATTTAAAAGATGATATACCCCAGGAGGTATATACCAAGTTTTATTTTATCGCAAAAACAAAACCCCCCAATTTGTAGTTTTTGGAGGGTTCTTGAAATAATAGGAGATCGCTCGATTATACCAATCAAACACCAAATTAATTATACACTAACTAGCTTAGGTTTGCTTGACATACTATTAGAGACCGCTTGCCGCTTGGCTTTTACTTTCCTTGCTGGCAACTGCTCATGAGTTGAAACCGTTGCTTTGTGAACCAACTGTCCATCCTCAAAATCAGCTTTGATTACTGTAAAGCTAGCTTTAATTTTGGTCTTTTTGCTAGGTCTAAACGCTGGCTCATCCCAGCTAATTGGCAGGTAACTATTTTTAAAAAACTGCTTAACTTCAGCTTGAGCGTTGCGGTAAATTGTAAAATAATTTCCTTTGAGGATCGGCACATTTTGCCAGACTCCTTTAAGCAAAAACCCATCTGGCTCTTGAGGCTGAGTAGGATACCAGTAAAGCAATCTAAAATAATATTCCTTGCGCACTGGATGATATTGGGGATAGACCTTGAGCCATACTGGTAGGGTTTGCTTTAGATAGTATGGATCTTGCTGGCTTGCCATGAAATCCAACAGCTTTGATTGCATATACTGGCAATTGTTCTTAAGAAACAATTTGTATTTTTTATCAAGAAGCAGGTAAAACAAACAGACATCCTTGCCGTCTTTTTGTTCTATTTTGTAGGAAATTGCTCCTTGAATCAAGCCAATTGCCTGATAGAAATGATCCTCTGGTGGGGTAATCTTGCGTTTTACTGGTTTAGGTAATCTGCTCATTATTTTACAATTTGTACTGGCATGATTAGGATTAAGGAATTGGTATTTTCTTCCTCTTGCTCTGGAGTGATAATCACTGGATTGGTAGGCTGATTCAACTTAATCCGTATTGAATCAGAGCTGACAGATTGGATAGCCTCAATCAAATATTTAATATTGAAGGCAATAATCAAAGAAGTAAGCCCATTACCCCTAGCTGGTTCAATTGACATCAATTCTTGACTGGAGTTAACTTCATTTTTTGCGCTGAGCTCTAATTCCTTGTGGCTAATACTAAATTGAACTATATCTTTATTAGAAAATAATGCCACGCGCTCTAGTGAGCTCAATAGCTCCTTGCGATTGATTGTAAATTCTAATTCAAATTTTTTAGGCACTAGGGACTCATATTTAGGATATGTTCCCTCAAGTTTTCTAGTAATCACAATATCTCCAGAAGATAGGGTTAGGCGCAGCCATGCCGAATCTATCTCCAGAGAAACCACCGAACCTTCTAGTAATCGGTTGATTTTTTGCAAGCTAGCTCCTGGTATCACTACCTCAAAAGCTTTTTCCCCAGAATCACAACTGCTTGCTTGCACCGCCAACTTGTGACTATCAGTAGCGGCTGCTACAAGGCTTTGCTGCTCAGGTAAATATTTAAAATCAACACCAGTGAGAATCTGCTTACTTGACTCATTAGTATAGAAAGAACCAGTAAATTTTATAAATTGCTTGAGCAACTTGGGATCTATATCAAATTTGATTTCTGGCGTGATAACAGGCAGGCTTATATAATCTTTGTAATTGCCGGAAGCAATTTGATAGCTGCCGGTAGAAGCTGTGATTGTCGTTAGAAAATTCTCATCCACATGGAATTTGATATCCCCAGATAGCCTGCTAATCAAATCGCTCAATATTTGCTTATTTATCGCTACAGAGCCCGGTTTAACCACAGTGGCTTGAGATTGTGCCACGCATCCCGATTGCAGGTCAAACCCTGTAAAGCTGACTTGTTTGTCCTTCGCTTCAACTAGGACTGTTTTGAGAATTGGGTGATTGGCATTGGCTGGAACAAAGGCAGCAGCTTTGCTCAATGCCTGATACAGTAGTGCTTTAGTGGTTATAAATTCCATAAGACATTATTTGTGTTGATTGATTTACCTTGATTGTACAATAAGCCAGCGATTAGCCAAGTGATCGATATACCTATTGACAAGGAAGATAGCAACCCTTTAGAATCAAAATTACTCAACAGAGTAAAACTAACATTACGAGTAACAATCATGAGCAACACATTTAGCAACGAATTCGAAAACGAGATCGCGCAACCATTGGTAAGACCTTGGGTTCAGGTAGTGAACGTCAAAAACGATTCACTAAAAAACATTGCAAAAGACAACAAACCTTGGGGGTTTTTCCTAGCGCAAGAGCAAGCCACTGAGGTGGGATTTGAGCCTGATAACAATTGGGATGATATTGATATAGAATTTGTTGACGATGAACCAACACATGGGTATCTAACCAAATCGCCAAGGTTTGTTGTAATTCAGCGTTCACGTCCCGAAGCATACAAAAAAAATTCTTATGAAAATTGGCGATACGAAGGGCTGTATTTTGGAGATTCTGCCAATTCAGCATCAACCAATTACCACGAATTAATTAAAGGTCTCAGCTCCGATGATCAAAAAAGCTGGCGGTCAATCACGCGCTACCTTTTGATGTTTGTTGATGAAAAAAATCAGACTCTTCACAGCAAACCATTACAACTCAAATTAAAGGGCGCTGGAGGATACGCAATTGGACAAGCTATTGTAGATACTTATGTCAATTTTGAAAAGTCCTATTTTGCGAGCATCAAAAAACCGCCTTCTATAATCTCACCGGCTGGCAGAGCTCGCATTGTAATTGACCTAAAACTGGGTTTGGAAAAGCCCGGCGCCAACAGTCCTCAGATTGTTGTTGAGACACTATCTACTCCTAGCGTTGCTCTGGGCAAATTTCAAGAGGTTGACAGCAAGGGTAAAACTGTCAAGCATTTTGGGGTGAGCATTGAGTCTATGTTGGTTAGCGCTTCTACAAAGTTTGGACAGCAACTCAGGGATTTACACCAAGACAACTTGGAATTTGCCTTGCCCGGTGGCAAAAAGGCTCAAGCTATTATTGATACAGTTGATGATGAAATAGAAACTGTTGATGCTAAAAATGCCGATTTGATGCCGTTCTAATAACCTTATTAGCTGGGCTAATCACCCAGCTAAAATTATCAATCTTAGGAGAATCGCTTATGTTATCAAATGTCATATCACCAAAGCAAAATTTAGTGATTTTAGAAGCTTCTATATGGGCTAATAGTCGCAAAATAGAAGGAGATTTTTGCAAATTTACCTATAGTTGGTTGAAAAAATTTCAACAAATTCTCTTGGAACATTGTGGGCTTTCTGATGATGATTTGCCGCATTATGAGGAATTAATAGAGGCTTTGTGGTTAGTAGATAAATTTGTCTACGCTAAAAATGCACTTGATGCGTACAATCCTGATTCGATTTGTATTATTCCTGTGCAATACCATGAAATGGTATTGTCTGCACTTAAAGCCAAGGTTTTAGTTGATGGAAAACTTTTAAGTCTTGAGGAAAGGTATAGGTGGCCTAAGCAACTTGGTGACTCCACTGCATTGTGGTCTTTTGATTAACCTTACAAACTGGGCTAATCACCCAGCTATCTACATAAGAAACAATTATGCCGTCAGAAGAAGAATTATTAGCCCTAGTCGACAACTGGTTAGCAGATTGTCAACTTATAGAGCCTCAAAATGAACAAGAATTGCCCTACTATATCTATCCAGTGGAGTATTCTGATCAAATATTCGATCAATTAAAACTGTGGGATGACTATCATATCAAATGGCATTTGTTTTTTTTGTTAAAAGCTTTAGAGCAAATGCTGGACGTTTCTTGGTATGAAGATTCTAGTCCTTTGCATGTTTGTACAGAGCCCAAAATTTACCAAGACATTGTCAAATTTACGAAACCAATACAAAAAAGGATATGACAGAATCACTAAAACAATTATTAGACCTTGTCCAAGATTGGCTTAAGAATTGCCAAGAAGATTTTCAAGACATAGAGTACTTTGAAAACGAGGAGGATGACGAATTCATTGTCAGTAAAATCTATGTTTTTCACGCAGTTTATTTGTTTGATCTAACTGAAGAACTGGATCGCTGGAAAGAAGTTGAGCTTTGGTCAGGCAGTTTGACAGACCAATTATTGATCCTGCTTGAGCAGGCTTTATATGATGCTAGCTCGTGCGATCCAAATAGTTTTAATCCCTCCAAATACTACATTGAAGCAGAATATTACGACAAAATCTCCAGTATTGTAAAATCAATACATGCAGACATTAACAACACTGGCGACAATAAAATCGGCTCTCTCCAGTTGGATTGCTGATTGCGTTTATATTGACAAATATTACAGGTTTGACGCTAGTTATATTGCCCAGTTCAACCAGTTAATTGGGCAATTTGAAGATCATAGAATTGACGATAATCTGACCCCATATTCTCCACAGCTCAAGGGTCAAGATAAGCTAGTTGATCTATTGCTAGGCATAGTTGTAAATGCCGAAATCACTGGCAAAAATCAAGCAATAATTGCTCAAATATTTCTCAATAAAGCTAGAGAACTACTAGCTCAATCGCTTCTTTGATTTGATTAAATTGGCATAGTACCAAAAGGGATCCTCTTTGGGAGCTTTATTGTGCAGCTCCTTGATTGAGCCTAGGCAGATACAATCTTCGCCAGGGATTGAAAGCCATCTGATTATATTGTGGCGGTCTATATAAATTTGCTTGGTGGAATCCCAGTTGTTCTCTATGCAGTCTGAAATTATCTTGTTTAGCCTTCTAGCAGCCTGGTGGATATCAACTTCAATCAGGCTCTGACTTGGTTCCCAATTTAACGATTTGCGCATGTAGCTCTGTTACTCCAGTAATCTCTTTAAAAATTCTTGGTGGCAATAGTCCGCTATCTCTAGCTTTGATGATTATTTGCGCCGTCTTGGGATCTATTAATTCAGCCTGCTCTATTGAGCGCAGGTCAAAAGGTAGAAAATCTTGTAGGTCTTTGCCTGCAGATTTCTCGTGATCCCTGATATACTCGTACGCCATATAAGCCAAATTTGCCGCGCTTAGGGATTGAGCGTTTATCTCCTCAGCTTTGACTTTCTTTACTCCTTGCCAAATCTTGAGAATCTGGTTTTTGGGCATATTGTAAAAATCATCTAGAGGCAAACCATAGGCAATCCACTGGTAAAAAACCTCTTCCCAATCCGGCTGAGGCAGATTGTAATATTCAATCTGAGCCTCGATTAGATTGTCGCTCAGTTCTGCTTCCCCTCACTAGAGCTCCAGCCGTTGATCTCGTTAGTCACAAAATTTGCTAGGGCAGAGCGCAAGCCACTGTGGAGATTGCGCACATTCTCGCTGGTAAAAGCAACACTGGATTCTAGTCTTTTGCCAGAGAGAAACAGGGATATGAGCGCCACGTAATAGTTATCAAAGCTGGTATTGTAGTCAGCTTGCACTTGGTTGTATTGCTCATTATAGGGAGCTAGTCGCTCGGCAATAGCCGCATTTTCTTGCTTTAAATCCCTTTTAGCCTGGGCAAGTTTGGCTTTATCTGACTCTAGAGAGAGCGCGTCAATTTCCTCTAAAAGCTGAGGTGAAGTGCGAGATGTGACCTCGCTAGGGGTTAAGCTTGTGCTCTCAGAGATTAGCTTGATTGTATTGAAATATTGCTTGGCACAATCTAGATAAGCTTCGTGAATTTCTTTAATTGCCTCATCCTCGCTGGGATGAATGCCATGGCGCTTGAGCAGGCTAAGCCCGATAGTTCCTTCTTTATTTTGGCTGGCTATCTTATCGAGCAGGTCGAATTCTGGAGAGTTGTAGCTAAATTCGATCCACTCTGGTTTGATTTCTAAAAAATAAATACTGGGCTTGAATTTACTAAGTAATGAGGTCATGTTTGGATTGATAGTTCAAAATTGGTGAGTAAACGCGCTGAACTTTGATGCAAAAGCTCGCGCGGTATTACTATTTTAATACTTTGGGATTTCGCCTCATCTGGATATAAAATCAAAATATTTTGCCTGATTGTCGGGGCAAAATAGCAAAAATTAGCTAGGAGTTTTTGCCTATATCTCCTAGCGTTTGCTATCCAAATGAGATCGCCCTCACTCCAGTGAGAGCGTAATATCTCAAATTGATTTTGCTGCTTAATAATCAAATTTATCAACAGCGCCACTAGGCTCAAAATTGATTGTTTGCTGGAAGAACCCGTTTCTTTGTACAGATTCAGGCAAGCCAGCAACAATCGCTTCAAAAGATGCGCCGCCACGCTGGGAGCCTTTGAGCACGGTCACGTATACTAACTGAGCGTTAAGGTTTGCTCTTTCAAGTACGTTTAACCCAGGGTCTCCGTAGACCTGGGTACCTTGAGCTGAAGCTGTACCGTCAATTCCAGTGACCGCTTTTTGGTAGAACAAGCCAGCGCTGAAGTTAAGCTCTTTAATCACGTCTGCTTTTTGATCAAGGTTAACTTGGTTTGCACTAAACAGAGGGATAAAAGCTTTTACCTTTGCTTGAGCGCTAACAGCAATATTATATCTGCTAGGCAGAATTGGCACAGCTTGGCTACCTGCTGGGGTAAATTGTGAGACGTACACTGGTTTGAGTACGCCATTATCTAGAAAAGGTAATCTAGTACCTTCATAGAGATCTGGCAAGGGAGCATCTAGAATCAGCTCTTGAGTACCAACTGTAATCGCCCCACTAGCGTTTGTAAAACCAACAATTGTAGCAGTAGTGCCAGTTGCGCCATAGCCAATACCACCAATTAGGTCACTATAGCCAGTAACCACACCGCCTTCAACAATCAAAGTAGCGCTAGCGCCACTGCCTGAGCCAGAGAAAGAAATGACCGCGCCATCGTTGTAACCCTCTCCACCATTAGTAATTGTCAAGTCAACAATTACACCATTGGCAACAACTACTTCAACAGTTGCACTTGCACCTTGAGGGGTCGCGTTACCAGCTAAATAAACTGTGACAAAGGGCACAGCGCTACCGCGCGCGTACGCGGGAGAAATTAAAATTTTAGTGTCTTGACCTGGAGTGTATGAGGTCTTGTCGTTGACAACACGTGAATAATTTAAAACTGCCATATTTAATACAAATACCTTAATCGATTAAGTTTATTTGTATTTTAACATAGCTGTATTAACTCCTTAAATACCAACTAGCTGAGGTGATCTTGACGGTTGTGGTTTCGTAGACTAGACCGCTGCTGAGCTGGGTATAGGGTACAGTCCTAGGTTGATCAATAATCACAAAAAGATTGGAGTTGAGCAATTTAGTCACTGCAAGTTGAGTTGTTTTTGCTGTGTCATATTGCCTCAGTGTCAGCGTGTATTTTTCGTAGAGCTCCAATACGTTGTTGAAGGCTGATTGCTGTGAAAGATCGCTTTCTCTGGAGATTATCACCTCGATACCAGATTTTTCTTTCATCCTGTATTCTGTTGGCAATACAGGTGGCTCAGTCCAAACCGCTGGCAATGTCTTGATCACCTTGCTTGCTTTGACTAATTCGTACTGCCCTAACTCGGATTTTAAAAGTTGTTTGATTGTATTGTTGAGGTACTTGAAACGCGCATCGATTTGAGCCTGACTAGGCAGTCGAGGCAGAACTAGAGGAACTGGCTTTGGCAAAACTGGAGCTGTTGAACTATTTGATTGTAAATTTAGAATTGCAGTAACTTGAGGTGGGATTTGCTGCAAATTTGAAGTATCTACCGTAAGAGTATAGCGATATTGAAAATCATTAAGAGGCTGATTAATCGATTGAGGGAGAGCATCTCCCGCTAGATTAGCGGCTGGAACATTTAAAGATTTTAAATCAAAAATCCCAGTGACCTGAGATGTTATTTGCTCCAAATCAGCAGCATCTATTGTGAGAGCATAATCACCTGATTCGCTCAAGGTAACTCGTAAAGCCATATGTATTAAAAATATAAATAATACACTTATCTTATCAATAACAATAGCCCTGGCAATTGCCAAGGCTACATCGTACAAATCTTAAAGTCAACTTCTATTATACTAGGCAGCTAGCAGATGCGAGATCTTCCTAGTGATTGCTCTTTGAGATGCGATGGCGTCTGCCACCTCAAATCTAAAATTCTCAAATTGCGAAGTGACCTCATTGCAATGAAATTCTACTGCCCAAGAGCGCAGGGATGTTGAATCCCATTTGTGTGTAATGACAATTTGATAATTGCCACGGTCGTAACTTAGACCTGTAACCGCGTGTCCATCGCTGGCTATATCTACAAAATCTTTTAGCTCCACTGTTGTATCTAGTGAGCTAAAAACATAGCCAACCCTTTGGATTTCTTTCTGACACAGGTTGACAATTGACAACCAGTCTTCTACAGACGTGGGGGCAAAACTGCCAATTCTGGCAAGGTAGCCTAGGAGGGGATTGTCCTCTAAGCATTTAGTTAGCTGGCAAATTCTCACAACCTCGGACAATTCAAGGTTTTCAATTTGAAAGTACAATCTGGCGGTAGTATTGATTGGTTTCATGATTTTCTCCTAAATCTGCTAAAATCCGACTTCACTGGCTGCTTCTAGAGATTCTACTAGATCAGCGATTACCTCTTTTGAGGCAATAAGGTTGAAAGTATCCGTGGCGTCACAGACTGCGCTGTGAACCAAATAATTGAAAGGGTTTCTGATGATCTCGCTACGTAGTCCGTTGAGGACAAATACGTCCCCTTTAGCGGTTCTGTAATACAACTTGCCGTCACGTAAAAATAATTCCATTGACATCTCGTATCTCCTAATTAATTTCTTAACTTTTATAGCTTAATCCATTTCCTATTAGGGGTCAATAAGTATTTATACTTAATTTGGGAAAATATTTTAGCAGTGGTCTTTTACTTCGGGAAAAGCTTGAATAAATTGATGATAGAGCTCAGGGTAGTGTCGTTTAAGAAAAGTTATTCGCCCCCTATTGGCGCCGGTAGTTCCGTTAGGCGGCCCGTTTCTAACTGTATACCTGTCTAAATCATAAATTGCAGGATAGATCAATTTATGGTGATCAATATAGTTCCAAATATCTTGAGTTGTCCATTTTCCGATTGCGCAGCACTTCCAAGATTTGTCTTTCATTTGATACAATAGTCCTCTTCTGGCAAGATTTAAAAGTCTTGCTTTTGATTCTTGAGATCTAATCCCTACGGCAGAACCTTTTATTTGATGTTGCTCAATGTACTCATCAAGTGGATCATAAATTAAAATTTGATTTATGATTTTGTCTAATTTTGTGTGCATTGTGCCATCAAAATTAAGCCCGTAATCACAATACAACTTTAATAAAGACCTTCTCGGACACAATTCAATCAAATTATTGAAAGTTGACAACAATTCAATACAATCATCCCATTCAGCCAAAGGGCCTTGATTAATCCAAAGGTTTGGGCAATCTGGATATACTTGTTGCACTAAATGGCTTAAAACCAAGCTGTCCTTACCGCCCGAAACCGCGCAATAAACCTGATGATCACAAAGCTCTAGCCACTGCTTAATTAAATCTAGAGCCTTGTTGATTTTGGGCTTGAGCCAAGGAATTTGTAAGCCAGAGCCTTTGCTAAGAGGCAAGACAATTCTCCTGCTTAATATTCACGCTTGGTACCCAGCAAAGGCTAGTAGATTCGTGGTGCCAGCTTGGTAATTTCCAGGCTGCTAGTTGTTTGTGCTCAGGCAACTTAGGAGTAAATAGCTCTACTGGAACCGGTCGTCTAAGCCTGTTGTCTGGGCCAATTATTGACCAATCCCCTGGAATTTCTTGAGCAGTCCAGCTAGTAACCAACCCATATCCTTGACTGCGTTTTTTGCCTAGGTGAGTTACGTTTTTGAGTAATCTTAAAATTGTCTCTTGCTCTCCTACCACGAACCAGTCAATTCTACTAATCGTACGCAAAAAAAGTGGCATATCGTAAGACTTGAACTGCCCTTGACTTGTATCAACCTTGGCTTTCTTTTTGCCCCAGTCTAAGTGCCTATCCTGATAATCCCAGCGCTTACGAAAATTGACTTGCTCTTCTTTGCTGTAAAGATAGTGTGGAGAGCTACAGTGATAAAATCCCAATTTGTTTTTTAGTAGGGGTAAATCTATCTGTGTTATTTCTTCAAGCTTTTGTGGATTGGGATCTAGTAGCCCTAGTTCTTCTCTGAGCTTATATTCAATCAATCCTTCAATCGCTGGAGAAAGGCTATCAGTAGTGGCTAAAGGTCGTGAAAGGTGCGCTGTAATTTGTAAAGGAGTCATCCTAGTATACCTGCAATTTCGTTTGAATTTTGTTCTAAATATTGTTCGTATTCGTGAAGGTATTGATCGTATCTTGCCTGTTGTTTGGCTGAGCGCTCAGTCAAGGTATGTTTGCCTTCTTGTACCAGCATCCAGTCCCCTATTTCCCCCTCACTGGAATAATAGATTTTAGCTGCAACCTTACCACAGCCTGTATTAGCTTGCCCACCGACGTAAGGAGAATCTGCCCAAGCCAATATAGCCCGAGCAATAAAACCTTCCTCGACATCTGTGATATATCCGTCCCACCGAGAATACAAGGTTGCGCCTTGTTGTATTAACCATGAACCCATGATCATCTGATTACTCTTGGGTTTTTCCTTTTTAGTTTCTCCAGAATCAAAAAGCGTTTGTTGAACTTTGCCGGCTGCTGGTAAAAGGTGCTTTACCAAATTGGGATCATGGTGAGAATCGCGTCTGGTTTTTTGTATATAGGTAAGCCAGTGTGGGTAGGGTCTGAGCTTTTGCTCTAAAAAAGGCAGCCAATACTTCAAGGTTTCCTTGTAATCTAAACCTGTATTAGTAGATTCTTTGCCAGATAAAAAAGCCTGCACTCGTTCTGCTTCTAAAGTCCTTTTGGCGTTTTCAATTTGAGTTAAAGCTTCAATTACTTCAACTGGTAAAGCCGGCTTAAAAGTATTAAAAATTGCTAATGCGCTTTCGTAGCAGACCAGCGCGGCATCACCCACATTGAGCCTACCGCCAATCATTTGGGCATCAGTAGCACCAAAAACCCCTTTAGGTTTAGCTGTGCCCAATAAAGAAATTGGTGGTAAGAATTGCCTAATTTTTTTATCTAATTCAAGATTATTAGAAGTGCCTCCATCAAGAGCGCCCCCACAAAAAAGTGCATGATGCAAAAGTGGATTTACTGTGATTTTTAGGCGAGAGAGCATATCGTCAATCCCTACTCTGCGCAATATTCTATTTCTCAATGAATTCCCGGATAGGCAGAATATAGGAGTAGGTTCACCTTCAATATCAGTCAGGGTTACTGTCCGCAAATTGGCTTGATTGCCCACGGTCTCCCCAATATGGCTCAAAGGAGCTAGAGTTTCTAATACAAGGTGAAAAGTAATGCGATGGCGTTTGTCTGGATTGTAAGTACTAAACATCGATAGTGTCTCCTTTATTTTCTTGTGTATTGTTTTGCCAATTAAGCTTTTCTTCTTCGTGCTTGAGCCTCACGTATAGAGTTACTAGTTGAGGTCTATTTAAGCAAACCCTCAGAACGTGCCTTTCAGTAATTCCGTACTCAATGCGCCATTGGTGAATCAATTGCTCCCAATCTTGATAGGCTAAAGCTTGATCTTTGTTGAATTGTTGCAAATCACCCAAGCTGCCATCTTCTGAAATAGCAGCTCTTAGGACAACCTGATTAGGTTGAACTATCTGGCGCCAGATATTGGGCTTGAGCGTAGGGACTGAAAGCTTGAGCGAAAGATTCACTAAATAGTCACTAAGGCTTCTTGAAGGTGTGGCAGCGTTTTGTATAGAAGACTGCATGTACTCCCAGGTTTTTAGCCCGTTTGCTGCTGAACTGGTATCTCGGCACCTAAAAACCCAATAGCTTAAAGCAGCAGCTAGTGAAGTAATCCTATCGTCTGTAGCAAATCCAAGCATATTACTAGTATGGTTTGATTGATTTATATCAATATACCAATTACTAAAAATATGAATTTCTGTTATTTGTGTGGAGCTCAAGGAGCCACTAAATCACTAAGTTTAAAAGATACCTTTACAGCTCACTCTAGAGCCAAAGTACCAGAATCTAAGCTTTGGTGCGATAGGTGCGCTTGGGTGATTCCCATGCGCGTCAAGTATTACAATCCCAATACAAAAAAGGAAGGGCTTTTATTTTCTCGCACATTTAGCTGGCTGCTTTCCAACCAGCAATCCTATCCAATTTTTGAAGGTGATCGCGTGCATACTTTGCCCAATAGATCGCTAATCAGGCAGTGGCTTATAAATCCACCTGAGCCACCTTTTACAATTGCTATAGCTGAAAGTGGGCAAAAGCATATCCTATTTCTAGCTCAAGAAGCTCAAGAAAAAGATAGATTCCCTGTGCTTTTCGAATTGGATTTACTGGAAATTGATCGAGCTAAATTTACAGAAAATCTAGAGCAATTTGAATTATTAATGGGCTTGGAGCTTACGAAGACAGAAATACTCAGCGGAAACTACAAATCACAAAATCTGCTCAAGCTTCACAGCAATCCTGAATTCTGGAAAGCAGAACAAGTCCTAGCACCAATTAGAGGGACTAGAGTTTTTGAATTGATTTCACACGTCGCTTGTAATAAGCAAGCAGAGATGGACTAACTTTTTTTTGTTGGGGCTATTGCAAGCCCCTAATATTTTTAGCAAGTCAGAGCAGCAAGCGACATTTTTTCCCGACCGACAAGACTAGCTTCAACAATTCCAAAACCATGAGCTTGCAATGTGTCAACTTCTAGGCATATTTTGCCTCCGCTAAATGCAAAGTGCTGTATTGTTTCTGTAGCCAGATCCTTTAACCGCACTGTGACACCAGCTTTCGTGCGAACGTCGCAAAACATGATTGTAGTTGATTCTCCATGAGGAACGGATTTGATATAGTACAGAGATTTGTGCGAAGGATCTAATCCTTCTTCCTGCATTTCCTCTTCTTGAAACAAGCTGCAAATTTCTTGGGCTAAGCGATGCAATTGAGAGGATCCTCTCAATTGAACTCCTTCAAAAGATTTGGTCTCGATGGGATCGTTGAGGCAAGTAGTAGCAAGTGTCATTTTGTATCTCCTAATTGATTAATTTCTTAACTTTCTATAGCTTATGCGATTTTTCGTTGGGGGTCAATAGGTATTTATACCTAATTTGAGAAAATTTAAAAAACCATCCCGATCCAAAGTGTTTTCTTCCCCCTAAACCCTTTTGCTGCAAGGTTATTGAGTCTTGCTCGGATAATCGAGAGGCAATCACGCCAAATTCCAAGACGGACCTATCGTGAATCTTGAGCGAACTAACCCTAGTAAAATCCAATCTTGCGGTAACGCCAATTGTCGCTAGCGCCTTATTGCAGATGTGCCAAAATCTATCAACCGGAGGATTGCCGTAGTCCCAGATCCCTAGCAATTTAAAAGTCACAATTCGAGCTTGCAACTTGCTTTTTGGCTCTATCTCCTTCAAGCTGATATTAATTAATTTGATTTGGTGATTTCTGATATTTAGAATTTTACCTGCTAAAGCCTGTTGGTAATAGGCAGTGTCGCTCCCTTTAGCCCTTAGCCTGAGCCTTGAGCCATCGTTAATCTTAATTAGTCCCGGAGGATCTGATTTGCCGGGAATTGAGCAAAGCAGCATATCCTCTGGTAAATCGCCAGCAATTGCCTTGATTGCACTATATAGAGAAAATCCGTTGTCTGCTGGCAAGGATGAGCCTGATACTTTAAATTCTAATTCTAGAAATTGCTCTAGCACAGAATCGGATTGTTTATTTCTTTCGGTAACTAAATTTGTAAGCATTACTAGGCAAGGGTTTTGGTTGATTCGTTCAGTGTTTTTAGGGCTTGAGCCATTGCCAATTTAGCCAGTTGGATGTCGATTTCGATTAACTCGCCTGCTTTGTTTTTAAGCAGTATTTTTTGCTTATTTTGTGCCACGGCGTAAGCTCAGCTCTTGGTTAATCTGCTCAATTGTCCACAGCTGCAGATCTTGCTTGATTGCTTTTTGTCGCAATTCAACCAGAGCCTTTGCTAAATCTGATTGATAATGGCTTAGCACAGAATTGGATTGTTTATCTTTTTCGGGAACTAAATTTGTAAGCATTACTAGGTAAGGGTTTCAATCTGCGCCTTTAATTGTATCAGCAATCAAATTGAGCCAATCTGGGCAGATCATATCCTCTGCCAATTGAAAAACTCTCCAGCCGTGAACTAAATTGAGGTTGTGTTTCTCGTAGGATTTGAGCAAGCCAGAGCCGCTAGTGTGCCTCGATTTGTGCCAGATTTGCCCTTCAATCTCTATCCCTACTTTGGATGCGGTGTGGGCAAAATCAAGTCTAAATCTTCTGCCGGGGATTGACTTGACCTCGCGCTCTAGGGCAATCTCTGGATAGAGCTCTTGCCAACTGCGCTCAAAATAATCCTCTAAGTGGGAGCTGGGCATTAGTAAATTGTTCCTGAATAAATATTCATAATTGGCACTTGCGTATATGGGCCGTAGCCTACTATTGAGCTTTGCTGCGATATCCTAAACCACTTACTACCGCCATTGCCACCATAGAGATTATTAGCCAGATTATCGTCAATATTTTGCAGATCTTGTGTGTATAAAAAAATACTGCCACTGGCAAAATGAGTGTTAACTAAAACTGGATTATTGTTAAAAGCTTGCCAAATTTCAATCTTGAAAGTATTGATTTCCCCAGAAGCAAACCCAATATCAACATAATCCAATAGCTCTCCATTTTGATATGTTCTCCTATACCAAGACAGACTCACATCGCCATTGTCTGCTAGGGATTGCTTGACGCCTGTAACGTTGTATGGCGTGGCAGATTGAGCCTTGTAGTTGACTGTCACAATATCTGTAATATCTGGTTCAGTCTGGTCATAAGGCACAATTTTAAACTCTACGTTTTTACCAATATCTCCCTGTTTGGTTGCCAATTGCGTAACGTTATTTAAAAGTATGGCGCTCTCTCCTGAAACGTGAGTTCCTGTTAATCTTTCTGTGCCTTTTGCCCCTCTGATTAAATGGGAGATTTGATAAACATTATTTGGTTTAACCAGCACATCTCTAAAGGCTATAATCTCTTGCCCAATTAAAATTAAATTTTCCCCTGCTAGAAACGCAGCATCTGTGACTGATTCAAATATAGAATTTTGAGCGTAAATATCAATTTTTGTATTAGTGTCAATTATTCCAGTGGGGCCAGCTTGCATTGGGGAGCTGTAGACTATACCGACTGCGCTTGCGCCCTTGACCGTGCTTGAACCATTGAAGGTTAGCCCATTGTCGGTAGAGACAAATACTGTGCCTGTGGAGAAATTGGAAACGCTCTCAACCGCAAAATATATCCCTAGAGGATTATCTGAATTTTTCAATACAGGGATATCCAATACATGCAAAATGCCCTCAGTGTAAGAGCTGACTCTAGAATATGGCTTGGCAACTTGGGGAGTGTAGTTGGAAACGACTTGTGAGATGGCGTAAAAGTTATTGTCGTTTCCGAAATCATAAACCGTTGTGTCAGAAGCATTACTTCCCGATGCAACGGTATCGCTTATTTGTGATGTGGCAACAATCACCCCACGATCCCAATCAAAAGCTGGAGAACTGTAGCCCCAGCTACCGCCTAAAGAAGTTGGCATCGCAGCATCTGGATAATCAATATAGATTGTGGGATCGCCTATAAACCCGTCAAGACCATATATAGGCACAGGGCCAGAATTTTGAAATTCTGGTATATCTGGTACTCCAGGGAAAGCCAACGGATTTTCTGAAAACCCAACCCCACCGGGAGCAATTACAAGACGAGCAACCCCGTCGCCTCGTTGAACTGCTTGATTAATTATTCGCAAATTATCAACATACCCCACAAATGGCTCAACTGTTCGCGTGTAAAAAACCAAACCGCCTGGAGGAAACGCCACGCCATTTGATCCCGATTGTGCAAAAATCCAACTAATATTTCTAACCGCGATCCACACATGGATTTTTTTAGTAACACACTCAATAGGACTTAGATATTGATTGCCTTCAATCTGGCAAAGATAATCAGCGCTCAGTAGCTTTTTAGTAAGCTGTAATTGCACTGATCTTTGCCCTATGTTGAGCTCGATGACATCGCCTAAATGCAATTTGGTATACCAGCAGGGCAGCAGGCTTATCCCGCTAAAAGTATTGCGCTGTGAGGCTACCTCGCCAATAATCCGATTTGCCAGTCCCTCCATAAAGGTGGGATTTGCCCAAGCCCTAGTCTGTATCGAGAGTGGATTTTTAGATTTAGCCAGAGGATCGCTTGCTGTGACAACCCACTGGCTATAGTTATCCCCAAGGTTTCTAAAGCTGATTTGCACCTCGGAGGGCATCTCGCGCTTGTGTTGAATTTTCTCTTGGAACAGGTCTGGAGATTTGCCGGGGGTATTGCGAGCGCCCAGATTATTTAAAGCTAGGTTGAGCGATACAGATGGTCTGTTTTTCTGGAGCAGTTTTAAAACGCCATTTTCCTCCCTGTGAGTCAAGAAAAATAATCTACAAATCTCGTTTAAATAATCAGCGTAGGTTTCGCCTGTGCGCTGAAAAAGCAATCCCTCAATCTGCTGACCCGCTGGCACATCTGATAAATCTAGCTTGTTTGTATCAAATCCCGCACTAGTAAAGATATCTTGGATTATTGACCTAATTGTGGGATTGACTCCTCCCTTGCCGTAGACAAGTACATCCACCTTGGGAAAGCCAGAACCATTAAAATCCGAAAGCGGATAACGGTTAAAAGTAATGTAGGATCTACCTCTAAAAGCTGGGATCGCGTTACCCTCAACAGAGGAAATTACAGAGGAAATGGGCTGATTTAGAGTCCCTAGAAAAACCTCACTATGTCGGACAAAATTAGCTGATTTTTTCTGAACAGTCTCTTTGCTGTAGATTTGTACGCCATTACACCAAACGCACCTGAGATCGCTAATTTCTCCACCGATCATATAAGCGCAGGTCATATAGTATTTGTAATCCCTTGTCCTAGCGCCAAAGCCCTTGCCACCGCCATTTATTGTTTGGATTAAATTTTGCCCCCAAAACATAGAAAGTCCGTCAATTCGGACGTGTCCATATGCTTGGGAAATTGGCGCCCCATATTCAGCGGTAGCCCTCAAAGCCAATGGGTCGAGCTTGTTTTTATTTTGAATTGGAGTTAGTAAATTAGCTATTAAATTACCTACCAAAGAAGTAACAACTGGGATTACAATTGCTGTTGACATATTCTATAAATTTTGTATATTTTAGGAACCCAAAAAGTATTTGGTATTATCTGGACACCGCATTCTAAATCCGCATGGATAAGCATTTCATTCTCAAGCGCTAAGCCTACGTGCCCGGCAATATTACCCATTTTAAATAGCAAAATATCTTCGGGTTGGTATTGCTCTACTGGCACAAATTGAGCCAAAGAATCAAGCGTTTGAGCAATCTGATTAAACCTAGGAATTCTGTGATAATTACCTAATTGATAATCTTGAGAAACCACTCCGTATTCTTTGCCTACTCCCAATAAAAAGCCCACACAATCGCAACCAACGCCCTTGACGGATTGATTATGTCTCCATGGTGTACCTTGCCACTGTTTGGCTATTTCACTAATAGATAAAGCCATAGTTACCCCATTGAAGCAGTAGATGAATTATAAAAATCATTGGTGGGCATAAAGCGCCCTTGGGCAGGTTCACCGCCAAAATTAATATAGTTATTGTATAGGTTTTTACAAGTTTCAAATCGCTTATTACAACCGCCTCTAAGCCTTATCGTATCACCTACAGCCGGGTCATAAAATAGCGCGTTATTTACTACTAGAATTAACAACCCACTCTGAGTTTGTGAACCAATAAAACCAACATCATAATAGTTATCAAAAATACCATATTCTAACCCAATATTTGCCCCGCTATAAAAGTAAATTGAGCCATAGGATAGGACGTGAGTAGTAATTGCTGTATCGCAATGAATAAAAAATTGGCGCCTGTTATTAAAACCGCTTACCCCTTGGATTACTTGCGCGTCCCATTGAAAATTATTAATATTCAAAGTGCAATGGCTATCGGGTCTTGCCGGCACATCACAAAAATTATATCTGCATGAGAATTGCGTTTTGACTGAGACGTTTTTTCTAAGCAAGCTGGCAGCTTTGGTTAAATTTTCCATCTTGAAATAGGTATCTGTGGAGGTGATCTCTCCTACAAATCCTTCTTGTTCAATCACGCAATCACTCAAGTGAACCGGTGGGTTAGTGTAGTCCACAACTGCCACAGTGATAGTCGCCTCATCAAACTTGCCAGAGGCAAGCTCTGCTTCTGTTATCTCGCTGTGAATAATGGTTTTAATCTCTTGATTGTCTACCGAAATATCCACAGTCTTTTGTACAGCGCTGGGGTCAAAAGCAGTAGAGGCCTTGTATACCACGCCATCAATTGTGATATCACGATCTGAAGTAGTAAAGCCATGTACTTCAGTTGTTCCGATTAAGGGAACAGTGATATTACAGACCCTTGCTAGGGTCAACAGTGGAGTGCTGAGAATATCTGTTGGCTGTTGAATTGGCGCATCTTTAATCGGATTTCCAAAGGTGAAAACGCGCAATTCCACTGGAGCAACTTGATAGATATTATTGGTAGATTGCAGGACATAATTCAAATCTTGTGACCAAAATCTAGCCAAATATTGATTATTGGAATCACCAAAATTGTTGTAGTAAAAGTACGCGCCATTGCCTTTATGTGCAAGCCAGAATCCTAGCAGGGTTTCTAATTGTAATTGGCTAAAAGTGCTCCTTTGAGCTAGTGTGGTTTTTGTCCAGCTCTGGCTGATTCTGGGAGTGCGCTTATTGTAACCGCTGCTGAGAGTGACAATTTCTGTATCGTAATTTGTGGCAATTTGATTATTAGCAATGAAGTTTAAATTATTGGGAAATACTACTTTATTTTGCCCAGAATTTGAGCTATCTACCAAGCTATCTCTGGGGTAAATAAAAGGAATTACCTTAATCTCTTTTAGTATTAGCTTATTGATTTGATAAACCTCTGGGCCGGCAATCGTATAGTCCAGTTCATCCCCATCAAAAATCACTGGAACATAGAAGCGGAAATCCACCGCGAAATAGTTAGTTGAGGCGGCAGGAGCGCTAGGCAGGACAATCTTTCCGGTATTGTAATCAATCACACAATCAGCTACGTTGTAGCCTGGCACAGAAACCACCGTCTCAGGTCTGGAGATCGCCCTAAAATGAGCGCAATCTCCAGCGACATACAGCTTGCACAATTGAAATTCAGTCCTGTTGCCGTCGGGCAAAGGATACAATATGCCTTGTCCATTACTGGCTATATAATCGCTCCTATCTTGATAGAGAAATTCAAGGTCAGAGCCTAATTTAGTCTTGAAAAATTCCAGTATTGTAAGCAGTTCAGCTAAGCTTAATATCTTTCTAGTGAGGTTGAAAGACCTTAGCGGATCTTGCCATTTGATCAGCCTTTGTTCAGCGCCAGAGCTGTTAATCAAAATAGTATTAGAAAAGCTGATAGTAGTATTAATGCCAGTGGATTCTATCAGGGGGAAAATCCTAGGATTAAAATATTGATTGGTCTGTAAAGTGAGATTGAAATTGTCAGTAAAGTTGATTCTATTTACAACAACGCCATCCCAACTTTGCCCGTTGTAGGAGTAGTTGTTGGCATAATCTCCAAATAGCAAATATAGATATTTAGTTGGCTCTCCAGTAGGCAGATATCCTGTTTGATAACCCAAACCCACAGGATGCGGTTTGCCGTCTCCTTTATCTAATAGGATTACTGTCCCTGCTACTGTAGTACCGCCAGCGAAATAAACTGGAGGCGTATTAGGGTAAAGCCGATTTAAGTTGGAGTTTTCAAAAGAGTTGCCCTGCCAATAGGGAAAGTTTGGTAAGCCAGATTGGGGAATATTACCTAGGATTTGTGACTGCCCATTTTCAAGCGTTTCCCAGAAAGTCGCAGGCAGATTTACGCTATACCCCTCAACTGTACCTGTGGCTGCAAGTATCTGGTAAGAAGGAACGTAGCTTGAGTCAGTATCGTAAAAAGTACCAGGGGTATAGCTATAGTAGCTTGAACCCTCATTGAGAATTGAGAGAACTCTACCTGTTGAGCTGTAAGTAAAAGACCAAAGCGCAATAGCAGAAGAGATTGTGGGGTCTTGATAATGGATTGATTCAATCCGGTTATCAGCGTTGTAGTTAAAGTTGTATTGATAATTACCGGAGGTTATGTAGGGAACGGTAATACTAACAACTTGGCTTAAATCGTTGTAGGTAATTGAGCGATGCTCTGGATGCGGGCCCAAGTTAGCAGAGCCTTGCACTACGGATAAAACAAGCTGATCAACTGCCGAACTAATTAGTATATTGTTAGTCGTAAAAGTAACTTGACCGCCAATTAGTGGAGGATATGGATCGCTAGAGCTACTGCCTTGCCCGTAGGAAAAACGCCAAAGTAAACTTTGAGTCATATTGTTTGTTTTAATTGTGTCTTACTAATAGTATCAAATTGCCATTTTTCTCTAATGGTATTCTAGAAATATCAAAATGTATTGTAACTATTATGGCTGTAAAAATCACTCAACCAACTCCCGGAAAATATCAATTTTCGATAGACCCCAAAGACCTAATCAAAATAAAAACAAACGTCACGGGAATCTTTACCCTAACCAATCTGCAAAATAACAACCCCACACCTCCACCAAGCAACAGAAGAAAGCTTGGCATCAACTTTTCCAAAAGCCCTGAGCTTTACGCCAATTTAATCAATATCACGCCATACCCTTGGGGCGCTGGGGCTAACAACAATCAAGCCCTAAGCGCCAATCAAATAGTAAATGGCAATCCGACAGTTGATGCCAGTATCTATTTTGCTAGCAGCAAAGCTGGCACCTATTTAGTGCAATTTACTGGCAGAGCTCAAGTATTTATTGGATATCAAAACGTCACTTGGTCAATGCCCGGGGTTGATCTCTCTGGCAATCCAGCTAACACTTTATTGATAGGTCAAGGTTACGATCCTGCTACTAACAAAACCACCGCGAGGTTCACTTTTAATAATCCGGGTGGCCCTTTTTATATAGCCTTTTTGCAAACCACTGGCGGTGTGCAAAATATCTATTTGATGCAGCCTAAAGCTGATGGCAGTCCGCATCCTGTAGGACAAATCTTCAGCGAAAAAGCTCTAGGGATTGCCGCTAAGGTAACAGGAATTCGCCACATGGATAGCGCGGCAACTAATATCAATTTGACCACGGATTGGAGTGATCGCACTACTCCAAATTGCTGGAGCTGGGGCAACAACTCTACGCTAAATCAAATAGTAGGTAAAGGCCCGACAACAATCTATACTCAAAACGACACTGTTGGCTTACAAACTGAAATTCCTTGGGAAGTATTGATAGCGCTAGCCAATCAATCCCACACTGATTTATATATAAATATTCCTATACTGATTAGCCTTGATTATCTCCAGAAACTAGCTAATCTCTTCAAGTACGGTAGCGATGGAACTGACCCATATAATTCAACTCAAACTAACCCGCTGTGGGCTCCACTTAATAACACTAGTAAGCTCTATATTGAGTATGGGAATGAGCTTTGGAACAGCGCTTTTTGCAGTAGTTTCAACCAAGATATTGGCTGGGCTAACCAGCTTTCTCAAAGAGCTTATTATGATTTTCTCCACAATATACAAAGCGATTCAATTTACCCAGGCGGTGGCAATCAAGGCTATTTAGATGGGCAGGCGATGAGCGCTTTTATCGCCGCTAATCATCTAGCGGACAATTTTGCTCAAAGTACGTTTACTTCTAATACCACGCCACTATATCCCAAGTTTGCTCCAAGCTGGTTTAGTAAAGTTGATGGTGGGAGCTTTGGTTGGTCAATTGGGCCGGTCTGGGTAGCGCTCAGGCTCAAGCAAATATCAGATATTTTTAAATCAACTTTTGGTGAAACCGCGATAGAGGCTTCTAATCCTACTGCCCAAATTAAGCCAATATTAGAATGGCAGTACGGCGATAGTGGTACCACAGCAGATCGAGGTTTGAAGTTCATACAAGACACTTTCACTGCTCATCCAGTGCGCTACTATTTTGCAGGCGGAGGCGGTGGTTGGTATGTTGACGTACTAGTTGGAGGCTACAGCCAAGTGGAATTCATTAATAATAATTTCAACGGCAACACAACTGGATGGACGACTAGCGGTAGCACTAGCCTTGTATCAAAATCCGCTAAACCTGATATTCCAGGAGAGGTGGCTTTTATTGCACTAAATGGCGCTAGTCAATCTGGTAATACAGTTACTCTGGCCACGGTAAAACCGCACTCTTTTGTAGTAGGAGATCAGGTCATAGTGCAATATGTGGCTCTAGAGGGATATAGTAATTTAGATCCTGTTAACACTTGGAATAAAACTCCTAGAGCTGTGACGATCACTGCTGTTACTAGCAATACCATTTCCTATGATTTGGCGATCACTGGACTAGCCGCATCAGGCGATGGGCAAATTCAAGGTGCAAGCGCTGGGGATTACTGCCTGCGATTAAACCAAGGAGGGGAAGTATCCCAGACAATTACTTTTACCGGTGGCTGGGCAGATATTACTTTTCTTGCCGCAATAGCACAAAGCGATTATGGTGCTGGCTTAACAGTATCACTTACTCCAGTAAATGGAGGGCCGGCTATTAATAATGGTCAGCCGTTAGTTTTCTCTGAAGGAGGGAACGGTACTACCGCACCACAACGCACTGATTGGCAATTTTGCCGGACTATAGCTTTTAATACAGGTAATAGCAATTATCAATACAATGTCACCTTTACTAATACCTCGGTTCAAGCTGTTTATTTTACTGGCTTAGGAATACAAACAGTCAACGCGATGTTTGCTGAGGCTGGCAATCCTCAATTAATTGCTGCTTTCAATGCAGCCACTGGGATTGGTACTGTGCCAGCAGATAAAACCTTGATTAATAAATACAATTTAGGAGATTTAGTAGGCTACGAGGGAGGGTGGGATTTTAACCAGAATATTACCAATAACAGCGCAAATGCGTACACAATCAATATGGGAGGATCTGGCTACAGCTCCAATGTGCCAAACGTAGGGTATTATGCCAACTTAGATTCTCGTAATACAGCTTTCTGTCAAGCGACTTACGATCAATTCTTTACCTCCGGTGGCAGCTATCCCTTTATCTATCAGGCTATAGATAATCCTAATAGCTGGGGAGTATCTGATGGCAATAGCCCAAAATTAAATGTAGTATAGAATTAAGTAAATACGTAAAATATTATGGCCAATAATTTAATTTCGCTCAAGCAACTCGATGGTTTTATTCACGCTTATATTGTCCTAAGTGGGATAAGTGTTTCTGGTAGTTCAGCTAATATCACTAGCGCTCTTTCTACTGCTTGTAATACCGCAGGGAAAGGAGGCACTAGCGTCACTTATCGGGAATTTACAACCTACGATGAAGGGCAGGGAATTCAAACTGGATCTACCAGATTACAGATTTATGATGCGACTGATAAATCCGAATTTAAAGACTCAGTTGGTAATTTTGTCTACGGAAAATTAACTTATTCTAGCCCCGTTTGGACTTTAAGTTTTTACAGCTTGGTTTCTGGTACTGAAACCGCTTATTCTTTTGCTTCTGCTACTTCTATTGGTACAAACATAATTTATGTTTTTAGCCTAGCAACTTTTCCTCCAGATGCGCTCACCAGAGTTGGTGTAGTTGAACTAGATAGCTCTGTAGTCAAGGAAGTGCGCACAATTAGAGAAGTACTCACAGTGGCTTCTACTAATACAATCTCACAGCAATTAACCTATACTCCCTTGTATGGCGTAACATTTAGGGTTAATACAGTTCCCTATCAAACTACTGATACAGCTCCACTATTTTCTGTGACCAATAAAGCAGTCACAATCAACCCCAATAACGGGTTTAATATCACAACAACCGATACAGTGACCGCAAATTATGAATACAATCCTTAATAATGGTCAAACTAATTCAAGCCAAACAAATTGAAATTGTCAAAAAAACTAGCTCCATTAGCCAGTCAATCACGGCAGGGTCCACATTCTCTGGCACAATCACCCTACCCAAATCCTGCGCATTATTTTCAATTAGCTGTTCTACGACATGCCGAGTCAGGCTCTACAACAATACAGCATCTCAAAGCGCCGATAGTACTAGAGCGCTTGGCACTCTTGCTACTAGCGGAACTGGAGTAATTTTTGAGATAAACAAAACTTTTGTAATTTTTAATCCTGTGCCTTTTCCGATAAACGCAGAAACCCCAGCTTCCACTAGCTATCCAATCACAATCACCAATAATGGCGCCACTGGTACAATAACTATCACGATCACATATATTGACTCATTGGAGAACTAATGCCAGCAGTTACATCAACAGTAAACAGCTACTACACAACTGGAACTACATCCCTAAATACGTTTAATGCAATTGCCGCGGCTTTTGCTGCAATCACTGCCACCAATACAAATATTACGCTTTATCAAAGCAGCAGTCCAAATTTACTTGTGTACGCTATTACAAATCCAATTGGGAGTGGATCGTATAATACAGTTTATTTGTCTATCAATACAACTCAAATTGATGGTTATCAACGGTTTGCCAATATTTCAATTTCCGAAACTTGGAATACAGGCACTAGTTCAGGGACTAATTCTGGAACAATTGCCTCAAACTTAAATTGGGTCCCGGGATCAACAATATCCTATAGTACTTATACTGACAATACAAGTTACGGAATAATTACTTTATACAATCCTGCTTTTACAAGTGTATTGGCTTTGGGTTATATTGCCACTACCAGCAACAACGCTTTTCAATCTGAAAATACAATGCCCTCAATTCAAGCAATTCTCAATAATGGCACGATTACGCCAACTACTAGAAACAGCCAAGGGGCAACTGGCAATGCTCAATACACTTATTCTTTAGGTAGTGCATCGTTGCCCGTATATAATACTACTCCAGTAATTGCTTATCCACTTTCAATTCAGGGATTGGGATTAAGCTCTACCGATATTGGATTTAGGGTTGCTAGTGCAAGTTTTAACGATACCTATACTAGTGGATCGCAGGTGTGGAAATATATTTCGCCTACTGCGGCAACTCAAGGATTCTATGTGAGGATCACTTAATATGGCAAATTTTACCGTTGGGTTAAATAATGTATTAATAAAAAATTATTCAATTTCTGCAAATACTATTACTGCTAGTACGAATGAATTAAATGCTCGTCCACAAATCACCACTGGGCAACTTTGGCCCACAGGAGTAAGCCAATGAGTATAGTACTTCATCTGACAAAAACCGATAATTTAAACCTGCTAGATGCCAATGGCAACCCAGTGGATTTATCAATAGAGCAAGGCGCAGATTACAACAAAATTGTAATTCAAGAGCCCGAAGATTTGACAACAGTTGATCCTAACTTTAATCCTTTAAATGCTGGTAGCAATGCTAAAACTTATGCTTATACAGTCAACGGCTCTATCAGAAAAAACTATGCAGATTCAGAGCCAAATGAGCCCCCTTTGGTTAATTGGTATTTTGAAACTTTTGTTTATGATCCAACCAGTGATTTGACTACAATTATTCCCACGTTGAGCGCTACCCAGAGCGCTAGTTTGCCGCATACTAACAATAGGAAATCAAGCAAGGAAACGCCTATTCCTGGTAATAATATTTACGTGTACGATATTTGGGTTAGCTTGACAGCGCGTCCTACTACCCCAACTCGCTGGGGTGATTTTTTACCTTACGTGGAGCTAAATACAATCCCACCAGAGGGAACAATTGTAGATCTTAATACCAATATTCAGAAACGCTTTGATGGGCAAAAAATCACCCCAACGTTGCTTGAAATTAACTCACTTTGGTATTTCAATTACGATGAGCAAGGAAATATTGTTACTAATCAAGATAATCTTCCTGTTATAGCTGGCTCTTTATCTGGAATAAATTCAGCAGACCTTGAACAAAATCCTTTGACTTTTGCTCAACTTGTTAATTATGGCATTGGTTATATTGATTATCAAGATGGCACAATCAGGGTGTTACCAGGAACAGCATTAGAAACCTCTAGGACTGCAAACTCATCAACATTGATTTCTTATAATGCTCACATTTTATTTAAAAATACAAAGATTGCTTCAGGCTATGTCGAGGTGAGCCCAAGAGTAACTGAGCCAAATAGGACAATTGGATGGAACGGTTAAAATGAGCGACAATTATACTATTCAAGTTGGATCACCCACTGTTGTTACTGTTGTTCCCCAAGCTCAGCAGGTGGTTACAGTCACCCCTCAAGCTCAGCAGGTGGTTACAGCCCTAGTAAACCCCAGCGGATTTACGATAAACCAAGTCCAAGTTATATCCCAGTATCTAGATATTTTTAATCCTAGTCTGGGGCAGACTCAATTTACGCTGAGGCATCCTCCAGTGCGTCCCACCGAGACCCTGCTATTTTTAAATGGGCAACAACAGGGCTTTGGCGCTCAATATTATATTAATGGAACACAACTGATTTGGACTGGAGCTTTTGACTTAGAGCCTACCGATTCCTTATCGCTTTACTATAGCTAGCTAGTGGGAGGCGTGAAATTAGCAGTATAGATCCCCTTGCGATAAACCCTAAATTGCTCCACAAATCCATAAATATTCCAGACAATACCAGCATCCCCATTGGCGCCAATGACAAAAGGCGACGCGTTGCTGGTATATTGCGTAAAATCTGTAGTGGTTTGCAGCAGAGTGCCATTTAGGAACAATCGCCTTTGACCTGCCAGACGGGATATAGCGTAGTGATACCAAGTGCCTGTATTAATTGACACTGAGCCCGATACACCGCTATCTAAAGCGCCTGTTGCTGATTGTGAACTAAAGTTTACACTACTTGCTGTAACCCCCGCTATATAGCTATACCCGGGGTTTTGCCACTTGCTGAACAAGATTGCATTTCCACTAGCATCAAAATCGCTCAGATTAAACCAAAGGGTGACCGTATAATCTCCAGAGCCAAAATCAAACACATCGCCTATTGCGCTAGTGATACCTATATAGCTCCTGCCATTGAATGCGCCAGAGCTTGTGCCAACATGGACGGTAGTACCAAGGGTGACTCCGACATTATCGATAAGCGAATCCCCAAGCGTCCAGTGATCCAAGGCGCTATTGGCTAGAGGTAGCGCGTTGAAATTGAGCTCTAGAGGATAGGCTGCAAATAGCCCGTTTCCTGTGCCAACTGGTACCCAAGCTGATAAACTGCGTGAATCAGTTTGATAGAGATAAAGTTTGTTCGTGCTCTGGCTAAACCAGCTTGTACCTTGAGTTGGACTATTGGGGGGAGTATTGCTAAAAGTAGTAGTAGAGCCACCGCTACCACTGCCTGAGCCAACTTGCTGTAAGGTATAAGCTGTGCCTTGGGCATTTACCACAGGGATAAACCCGGCTGAGGCTAAAGCTGGCAAGGGTAAGCCCGGCTGTAAGGTGTAAGCTGTACCTGCGCTGTTGATTACTGGAGAAAACCCTGCTTGAGCTTGGCTAGTTGTCGGCAGTGTTGGTATAGATTGCCATTTCAACCCTAGGGTTTGAGTGCTATCGGATTGGAGAAAAGAGCCATTAGTTCCTACTGGCAATCTTGAAGCAGCGCCACTAGCTCTGCCCACATAAATATCCCCAAGGGCAGTTAAGGGATTGGTGCTACCACCGCTAGCTCCCGTATTGATTGGCTCCCAAGCGCTGCCATGGTAGTTGTACCATACTTGCTCATCAATTACAAAAACTACTAGCCCCTCGTAGGGCTGAAAGTACAAGGGCAGAGAATTATAATACAAAACTAATTGATTGGCTTTATTTGCCCAATCCCCAGTGGATCCCGTGGCAGGAATTATATATAGAGATTCGTCTGCTGGAGAGCCCGGTGGGGTGGCAAGAGTCCTAGTGAGCACGCTACGGGTCAAACAGCTAGTAGCTAGTAGGGCGTTATTGATTACCTGCTCTTTGAATTCTTGAGATTTGTCAACCAGCGGAACATTATTATTTAAAATATATTGAGTCATACTTGGTTTGTATTGATTGTTACTTGTCTGATTTTAGCAACAATTAAAAAACCGTTTTGGCTCTATATCTCCTAAAGGGTAAAAGCAGATAATCTGGCACTTTATAGGCAGAAGCTCCAGAGCTATTAAAGCCAACTGTAAGATCATCAAAAGGCCCTTGAATACTTGATACTCCAGAATATTGCTTGCTCTGGAGATACTTGCCAATTTCACAAGCGGCTATCTTAAGATTGGTCAACTCAGGAGTGGTTTTGGTAAAGTCTAGTCCTGCCCAATATTGGCATCTGATTTCTGTGGCGATAGTCCGGATACTCTGGCTAAATTCTGGGAAATTGTAAAAATAAGCTTGAGTTAAAAATAAAGATAACTGTCCATGGATATCAACTTGCACCATGTTTTTGTTGTCAATTGTAAGCCAAGGTTGCACAGGTACAGCCCGACCATAGTAGTTGAGCGCGTCGGCTATCCTGATTTGGAAATGAGCTTTATATAGATCGTTGCCTGTAAAGCTGATTTGAGAGGTGGGATCTACTGTGGGATTAAATACTAGGGGTCTAAAGCTTAGAAAGGTATTTTGAAGTTTGAGGGTCAAACGTTTAAGTTCGGTATATTGAGTGATACCCAAAGCTCTATTGGCACCTGATGGAGATTCAATAGTATAGTTAATCAGATTCACTAAAGAGCCTAGCTGAGCCCCGTCAAGAGAGCTCCAGCTAGGTACAAAAGTTAGGGCATCGTTTACGGTCAGTAGCCCCACAAATTTACTCCTTGATAAATGTGCAATCTGGCAGCTCGTTAGGGCAAACTAGGTTGCCGTAGCCATCACTGCTTTTTTTAGAGCCACACTTGGCACAGACTTTGAGCCCGTTGCCAACCCAGAGTTGATAATCTGCTGAACTGCGAAAATCAACAAACTCTGGTAAGTTTTTGGCTTTACTGGTTTTGCCTGGAGAATTAATCTGCTCGGTTACTATTTGAGCAGCAGAGGGCTGCTTGAGCCCCTCAGCTACTTTAGTAGTACCGTTTTGATTTGGTACTGCTGCCATTGGTTTATACCGCGATATCAGTAGAGCGAATTTGGAATACTCGAAGCTGTTGAGGAACAGCAGAAGCATCAGAGTAACCAGTAGGATCAACGTCAAGAGGGGCAAAGCCTTCTTCAGATCTCCAGATATAGGAGTTCAAACGTTGATAGTTAGTGATTTCGTTCTGTCTGATTTCCATTGGAGTACCAACACCGCGACCAACCGCCGCATTACCAAATGCGTAGCTAGTGCGAGTGAGAACGCCAGAGGTAGATCCAATGGTTTCAGTTTGTACTCCTTCAGTTGCGGCCGCGCCAACACTAAAAGAGTTGGATTGGAAGATATGGAAGTTGTAGTAAGTACCGATATAGCCAGAAACTCTAGAACCGTTTTCTGGTTGAATTACACCGGGGTTGAGAATTGTGGTTAGCGCTTCAATATCGTCTTTGGTAACAAACCTGTAAAGCGCGGCCAAGGAATTTAAGAATTGGCTAGCAGCAGTAGGATGCAGTACCAGCGCGTAACAGCCATCAGCAAAGCGCTCAACCTGACGACCTAACATATAGGCGTAAAGGTTAATCAAGAATTCTTTGGTGATTACTCCAGAAGGATTAGTTGCTGTACCTGCGGATACGCCAGAGCCTGCTGAGACAACAGAGCTGTTATTGTTATAGAGCCTAACGCTAGTACCAGCATAGAGAGATCTGATTTTGAGGTCTTCAAAGTAAGCGTAGTTTTGTCCTAAGTTGCGCTCTAGAACAGATACTAGATCAATCATGGAGTACGCCATGACAAAGCTAGGTAGGGAGATTGGCTGATTGGTTGTGCCAGATTTACCTAGTCCGTATTCTTTTAGGGTGATAGGAACAGTACCAGTAGTGATCTGCTGTAGGGTATTGTCAATTGCAACAAAGCTACCACCGCCACTTAATTCCCAATCGGCTGGGTTGTTAGAAGCAGCAGCGTAAGCAGCGCGCTGAACTAATACGTTGGAGCCTTCACCTTTGAGGTAGTTGAACTCAGTCTGGGCAAATTGCCAGAAGACAAAGCCGGGTCTGTGAGTGGTACGAACAATAGAGCTTAGAGTATCAAGGAAGCCACCGGGCACATCAGTAATCTGAGTGCTTGCCTGCTTGATAGCTTCTGGAGTTGGGTTGAGCCCTTGGAGCATGCCGTTTTTCTTAGCAAAAGCTTCAAGGTCTTTGATTACCGCTTTGCGGTTTTCAGTAACAAAGCGATCAGCTTCTCTAAAGTCACCCATCACGTAAGCAGTACCTTTGGAGGACTGCTTAAGGACTTGCTGGGATTTCTGTTTAATCGCCTGGAATTCAGCAAAGGCGCCAACCATGCGATCAGAAGTAGTGGAGGTCAGAACGTTCAAAGCGGGAGTCTTAGTTTGTACCACTGGGTTTGCTTTACCATGTAGTTTGAATACTTCAGCCATGCGCTTTTCAGCAACTTTGGCATCTTCAAGCTTTGTATTGGTTTGTTTAAGTTCTGATTGAATACTTTCGATTTGTTCGCTGGTTTTAGCAGTCAAAGCTTCAAGGGTCGCCTTGTAGCTTTCGAGCTCTTGCTGATGAGCCAAGTCGCGCTCTTGTAGGGTTTTTTCAATTTCTAGTTCTTTGGCTTTGAGCTCAACTGCTAGCTTTTCTCCTTGAATTGCTGTAGCAGCATCAATAGCCTGCTTGATAAGGTCAGCGTTGCTAATTGCAGGTGCAGATGGGATGACTTCTTCTTGTTGCTGCTTAACTGCTTTTACGCTGTTAATTGAATCGGCTAAATCGTTTGTATTAACAATTTTTACCTGGTCATTAGGGAAATTTAGTTCTTCCCTAACTTCCGTGCGCACGGAACGTCTAGGCATTATATATACTCCAGTTGATATATTATTACTAACTACATTTATACCATAAATACGTATTAATTGTATTTAATACGTACCTAAGCATATAGTTACTAATAGCAACTAGAGCTATTGCCTAGCAATCTTTTACAAAAGCCAGTTGTTTTGCCGGCAACAGAAAAACCCCTAGAGCGCACTTTAGGGGTAGAATTATTATTAAATTAGAAATACTGCAACGAGAACAACTAAACCATGTCGATTGAACTATTTAAGGCTGACCTTGACGATTTGATATTAATAGCTCCCCTAGTAACCCATCCATCTAGAGCGCTCAATCGTAGAGAGCAGCTACTTACTAGGATTTTGTGGCAGGCTGATACTAGAGTGCCGGAAAGCAGATTTGAGCAAAGCCTTAGCTCAATTAACAAGTTGCAATCAGCACTAGTTAGAGCTCATGGCGCTCTGGTATACGTCAAGAGCGATCATAGTCAGCGCGGTTGCCAGAGAATGTACTCGATAGATACAGGCAGTTGGGATAAGCGCTTCGCCGGCAACGGATTCCATCAAGATTTAAAGCGGGAATACCGCAGGCAAATTGACGCGGCGCTGGCACAATTTAACAGAGAGCTCCTAGAGTTGCTACAGCAGGAGATAGCAGAGCATTACCCATACGTCTGGGGGTACATTGAATCTTCTCCGTATTTTTCCAAATAGACAAAAAAAAATCCCCCTTTCGGGGGAGGAGGTGGTTAGCGGGGCCACCACCCTCTGGCTTTGAGCTCCCTGATGGAAGCTTGGGCGCTACCCAAGTCAGGAGCTTGTGGCTCGGGCTCGCCTTTGAGACGACGGGCAGTGCGGGCTACTTGTTCTTGCTGAGCGAGGTCTAGGATTTCTTCAGGTGCGGTAAACATGGGACAATCTCCTTATCGGGCTAATATATATATTATCGGATATATTCCCTAAAAGATCAATAGGTATTTATACTTAATTTTGGGTATTTTCCTATAAACTTTCTTATATGTTTTTGAATATTTTGCGATTTTACTTATGTATAGCGATAATTGTATTGATAAACGTACGGATACCCGAAAAATACATAAGATATTCTGTCGATTTTGCTAAAACTCATCAGGATTTTGTATATCTGTTGCTATGTACCAATACAGTCATTACAATATATAAGCAAAATCTTAAAATATTTGAAAATACATAAGATATCCTATAAAAAAATATTCAAAATTAGGTATAAATACCTATTGATCTTCTAGGAAATATATCCGATAATGTATATACAGGTGAAAGAGGAAATGCCTCACGCCCCACCCGCGCCCGTACCTTAACAATTAGGAGACCACATCATGCGTTACGCTCTTGTCGATATCAAAGACATTTTTTCCGTTGTTCCTGCTACCGAGTTTTCTAAAACCGATATTGAGGAATTAGCCAAAAGTATTTTGCAGCATGGAGGGCTAGTTCGACCCATCATCCTCAAGCAGATTCACATCGAATCGCTCGAGGTTGTCGCAGGGCACCTCAGCTACCATGCAGCAGCCCGCGCTAGACAATTGGATCCTAGGAAAGCGGAAATGATTGACGCTTTTGTCGTAAAAGACGAAGAGATCGAATCGATTAAAGCTCAAATCGCCATCTACAACTAAATACCAAAAACCCCTCCACTAGCGAGGGGTTTTATAATACCTACAAGGAGAAATTACATGGGATTATCACAATCAGAAGAGCTGCAAATTGCAGCAGCAGCCGAGCTTATCAACCAAGGGATTGCGCTTATTGTGCCAGAAAAAGCAATATACCAGGCTACCTACAAAGCCATATGTTATTGGTCAGTACTGGATGAAAACTTTATTACCAGCGCTGAAATTGCCAAGCGCACTGAGCAAGCCAGAGGATTAGCGACATTGCCAGGTCAAATCTCGCACATTCATATCTACTTGCGGATACTCCAAGCCAATGGAGTAGCTATCAAGTGTGAAGAAAAGCAAGTGCGAGGCAAGCCGAAGTTATGGGCTGCTAGCTCAGGCACATCTTCTGGGCAATAGAGCTATTGAGCACTCTGGCGCTGGGGCAATTGCCTGCCATTACCAGAGAGAGCTCCACAGTATTGAGGTAGCCTCCACGAATCCAATAGGGAGCTATATTTTCAGCTTTTACATTGCCGTGGATCTTGCCTACTGGCAAGTAGTGCGGACAGTTATCATCCTCAAAGCTTGTATCACAAATTGGGCAGTAAGTTTCTCCAGTGCTAAAGCCACCAATAGAAGCGTTTACTTTCCTGTTGTAGTGCAGATCGTTAGTAATAGGGTGAGAGGTTTCTGTAGCAACGTGGCACATTAACTGATACAGTCCCTCTTGCTCTAGAGTCTTGCTGTCAATCTCAGGTCTAGGTGAGTGAGAGAGCATATGTTCTTTAAGCTCAGGTGATGGATTGGCATAATGCAGCAAGGTAGCATCATACACAAAACCGCATTGCTTAAGCACATCCTCCCAATCATGATCCAGCATCAGGGGTTTACCAGGGTAAGTGCGGGCCATCTGCTTAAGGCTTGGCAAATCCCAGCGAAATAAATCTGAATGCAGGAGGTTATTACTGGCTAAAATGTGAAAAGTGCTCACGTCAGAATCGCTATATTCTGGGTGGCCATGCGGCCTGTAGCTATTAATTTTATTTAAAGTATCTGGATTTATCATAAATTTGTTCTATAAGTATATCTAAACTATTATAGAGCAAACGTTCTTTAGGCATAGTATAGCTCTGGCTAAATTCAAAGTAGCACCGGCAATGAGAGCGGCACTCGCATTTCTCGCCAACTGCTGGCAAGGAGCCCATCGGTTGCCAGCCAGCCTCTGCGTATTTTGGGCAATCAAAGCATGGTTCTTTAGAGCTTAGTAACCTGCGCTCCCACTTATATCCAGCGTCTGCATAAGAGTCCCTAGTGGCATTATTGAAAACAGTATGGGCAGCTTGTAAATACTGATTAGCCCTAGCCTGAATTTGAGCGTCTGAAAGCTTGCCAGCGTGTACCTCTCGAGTGAAATTGCGCAAGAAAGTATATTGCTTTTGCAAATGGCGCCCTACGTTTGCCCAATCTGAAGCTGTAGCGGTGGGATTGGCAACTTTGTATGAACAGACTGTGACTTCCCTGATCGCATCTGCCAATTTGTTTTCCCAGGCTGCAATAGGGATTTTGCCAGAGCTAAAATCTTGGTTTATCTGGGCAAAAGTACCCTTGTAGCTATCGATAAAATTCTGAGTGGCATCTCGCACTTTCGAGGTAGCAACAAACTGTCCTTTCTTGTTGCCATCTGTGTAGTGGTAGCGCTGGGTGCGTTTGTTGAAAGAGAAGTTAGGGCTTGCCATCTGCCTCAATCTCAGCTTCTACAAGGTTTTTAAATTCATCCGGAGCGTGTTGCTGCCAAGCTTTGAGCGCTTCGGCTATCACATCTGGAGTCAGTTTAGATTTGGCGCTCAAATTATGAAACGAGTCCAAGCCTTCGTCTTCGTTGCTGCTCTGCTGGTTCAATATTGGATTGCTGCTCATTTGGTTGTGCTCCTTCGTTAATTAATCCAGTTTGTTGTATATCCCAGATGGGCCACTCTATCCTGTAGCGCCCATTTTCTAGATACCAATCGTAGCCCTTGCGCAATACTAGTTCAGTATCGCAAACCTGCTTGATCGCCTTGGATAGGATTGAGCACCAAGATTGGCGCATCCTGCCATACTTACGAGCAGGCTCTCCGGCAATATCCCTAGCACCGGTATTATCTAGCCCAGGGAAAAACCACACTGGAAAACCAGCCGGTATTATCTGATATTTCCAGTAATTGCAAGTATCAATCAAGCTCCCTAGATTTGGAAAGTCGCTTTGGAGCTTTTTAAGCTCTGTATTATTGAATAAAAACAAATCTGTAATAATTCCATCTAGCTGGCGGTTTTGGTAACTCTGTATATAAATTTGGCGATCCTGCTCGTCAAACTCAGGGGGTAAGATATGCAAAGTTGGGTTCACACCTAAAGCCGTGGCAGCCTGCGCTAGAGCCAAAATAGCAGCCTTAAGATTACCCCATGCTTGGAGCGATTGAGCAAAGACTGATTGACCATAAAGGAATTGTCTATCGTGTCGCAGGTGCACTATCTGGCAAGCGTCAAATTCCGCATCAGCACCGCGCGAGCTCATAAAGCGTCTCTGGTCAAATCCCTCTAGAATTCCTTGGTCTGATTCACGCCTGAAAATCTCCCAAGTAGGCAGATACAGCAAGTTAGAAACCCCGTAAGTGCTCCCATCTTTCTCTACCCCAATTTCTAAAAAGCTGTCGCCATATCCTAAAAATTGCTTTTGGGCTTTTTCCAATTTGTCGCCACCGATGACCCATTGGTCAATTGACTCTTTGCGACTTACTAAATCATTTAGTATAGCTTTTGTCTCTGGGTTGATTGCTTCGGTTTTGTTGCGGTCAATAAATTCGCCAATTTGCCAGCCCATGTCATCGCCATCTGCACTAGCGAAAGTATCATCTATGGCAGCAGCTAGGCAGTGTCTAGCCTCGTAGCACCAATTTACTAGCTCGATTAGCTCCTTGCCTTTGTTGGGATCTCTTACGCTAGATTCCGGGATCTCGGTATCGTATGCCCTCAATACACTAGCGTATATCTGGCTTAGTGGACGCTGGGAGCCTTGCACCGGAGGCTGAGCGCCGGTGGGCATGACATCAAATATACTTAGCTGTTTTTTAGCTTGAGGGATCATTGTTTTTGGGGTAAATCACGCTAGGCTCATGCCCGTTTGAATTGGCTTTAATAAAATGCAGGTCAGTTTCAATTTGAGATATATCCTTTTCTACCGCGGAAAGCTTAACCTGAGTCACTTCTAGGTAATTAGTGATTTTCGTAATAGCGTTCCAGTTTTGCTGCGAAACTTCATAAAGCCTTTCAATTCGGATATTTTGCTGTTCAATCTGTTTGGATAAGCTATTACTGAGAGTAAAGCCACCTCCTAGAATCGAAAGGAGTAGGGTAATGAATTCGTAGTTCACTGGAATAAAAAGTAAATATATTAATATTATTAGTATACATACATTTAAATTTTAGTAATAACTTACTGCTATGACAACTATTGCACAAATAATTGCTGAAAAGATAGCCTTTCCATTGCCCAAAGCTGATAATGAATTTTTGATTGAGCTCCAGCAAAAGCTCAAAAATTTAAACTATTATTTTGATGCTGTAGATGGCGTTTACGGCACCAATACAGCAGAGGCTTGGAAGCACTTTAAATTGGATCATTGCCAGGCAAGCTTTGATATATGCGGACCAGGTAGCCTTGACTTACTCTTAAAAGCCGAGCCTAGGGTAGTTTCCCCCCTAGCAGATGGCTATACCAATTTGTGGAATGCCTGCTCTGTCAATAGCGACAAGATTGATGATTGCGACTGGGTGATTAACCGTAAATTTATACCCAACAAAGGATTTTATGATGCGGTCGAAAAGGTAACCAGAGTGCCTTGGTACGTGGTAGCTGTATTGCACTCTAGAGAGAGCGATTGTGATTTCACCTGCCATCTGCACAATGGGGATCCTCTCAGCGCTAGAACAGTCCACGTGCCAGCAGGTAGACCCACTTGGGGCAAGCCTCCCTATAAGTGGTACGAAAGCGCGATTGATGCTCTACAAGAAAACGGGATAGCCAATAACCGCAATTGGTCTATTGCCAATACTTTAGAAAAAATAGAGCGCTACAACGGCACAGGCTATATGGAGTACCATCCAGAAATTAATAGTCCATATGTTTGGGCAGGTACTAACCAGTATTCCCGCGGCAAATACGTAGAAGATGGACGCTATAGCCCATCTGCTGTAGATGAGCAATTGGGATGCGCAGCTTTGCTAAAACGCTTAGAGGCTAAAGGTTTAGTCGAATTTTAAATAATAATATCTTTGGTAGGATTTAGAAATAAGTTATGGCGCAGATCATGCTATTTTTAAGCGGTACTATCAAAGATATTAATTTACAAAATCAAACTATTGAAATTGCAAGTTGCAGCAAAATTTACCATGGCGCGTTTAATATTTTGCCAGAGAATATCTTTTTTAAATTGGGTTTGATGGCTTGCTTTAAGGGAATCAAACTAGATAGCCAAACTCTAGCAATAAGCGAGATTAGCTGGCAATATCCGGTCTTTGAACCGGTGGGTTGGGATTGCCGTCACAAGATTTTTACTGGTATTTATTATGTTTGATTTTTCGCTCAAATCTGAAGCGCAATTTGTGGGAGATATTCTCAATCAATTGCCTAATGCGACCCTGACTTTTAAAGATGCCAAAGATACTGGCACAATTGATATTATCTACCAAGCTGATGGCAACCCAGTGGTTGAATCCGCTGATATACAAACCACTACGCTCTCGCTGTATCTTGTGCAAAGGGCAATACCCGGAGGCACTTTTGATGTGAGCCGAGGTGCGGATCTTGAAACCGTGTATTTTGAGGGCAGGCTAGTAGAGCCCAAGACATACCCTCTGCCAATTCAAGCCCAAGGCGATATCACAGCCATTATCAATGGGCAGCAAGGCAGGGTAACCAGCGTGAGGGCTTTTAGCACTCCCACAGCCCAAGCTTTTAATTATGATTTGCAGATGGGACAAAAGCTGGGGCTATTCGTGCAGTTCTTCCAAGGCACATCTAGCTAATCATGTAAGGTGAGGGGGATAATTAAATTGCTTGCACAATTGATGATAGACAATGTCACAATTTTTAAAAAAATGATTACTGCCATCTATTTGAGTTATATTCCAATCGATTTTGCCAGAAATTGTGTCGGGTTGAGCAAATAAATTTATCATTGTTTGATGGTAGCCCACTAAACTTTTTTGAGCGTGAAAACCATATTTTTCTTTTGGGGCAATAGACAATTTAAACTCTTCCAAATAAACTTGATTTTCCTCATAACTCATCGGTTCATACAATGGATCAATTGATGTTGGCACAAAGTCAGATAATTCTTTTTTTCTTTGATATCCAATTTCTGGGGGTATTGTCAATAAAAAAGTAATATCAGGAGTACGCAAGGTTTTTTTAATGTTGCGTAAGTTTACCCAGTCCGTATTTGTGGAAGAACGCAAAAATTGCTGCACACAAAAAAACAAAAACCCTCGCTCAATAACCACTCGTTGCGAATCCTTTAAGCGTTGATTGATTGTTAAAAGATCTTCCATTAAATAACAATTGTTTTGTTCGCTGTCGCTAGTTTTTAAAAAATAATATTTACGTGAGGGAAATTCTAGATATTCAGCTTTCCACAATTTTGCAATGTATTTAGCAATAGTAGTTTTGCCACTGCGATCACAACCTTCAACACAGATAATCCAATTTTTTTGAGGTATCATATTTTTCTACTGATTACTTATTAACCTATTGCAGTTCTTCCAAAGCACATCTAGTTAGATGGTTTTCTATATCTATAAGCCGGCTTGATATATAAATCATCTATTTCCTCGGCAAGGTTGCAATTTTCTATAAGTATTGGCTTGACAAACAAGCTTACTAGTTGCATGTCATTTAGGGTGAAGTTACCGCTAAGCGTCACTTTGCTAGGATTGCGCCTTTTTCCTATACGCCAAACTGGGAGCCCACTAGCATCCACAGATTCATGCACACCCTGATCAAAAAACTTCAAAAGCTCAGTATTATCACAAGTTTTATTCAATAGCAAATAGCGTACCTCTGGATGATTGATCAAAAAATCAATAATCAAGTTAGGGTCATTTAGTATGCTGTGGGCTTCGTTGGTACCTAGCGGATATACCACCGCGACGTCAAACCTTCTAAACACAATATTGCTCCATATCCTGTACCATGAGCTCTGTTACGGACTTGCTGGCATCCAAGGTCTGGAAATTCCAACCCAGCCGTCGCAGGCTAGCTATAGCCTCACCGTAAGCTTCAAGGGCTTTTACTTGGTTAGCGTGGCTCTCAATCTCGGGCACGGGTTCCCCTCTATAGCACGCGCGCTCCATAATTCTCTGCTGAGCTTTTTCAGGCGAGATCGCCATGAAATAGGTGATATCAGGCACAATTAGCCCGGTGGCTAGTTTTATCCAAGTGTCGGTTTTTACCTGCGCGTTGCTCAATTTTTCGTAGGCTAGATGGCTTGGCAGATATCTATCCAATACTACTTTTTCAGAATCTCTTATCTTGTCCTGAATCCCGTAAAAATCTGCCATATGCAGCATGGCATTTGTGTAGTCGCAATCGGTTTTATTGAGGTAGTAATACTCGCTAGGGCATTTAATATAAGTGGCATTCCAAGCCCTAGAGACCCTAATTGCCAGCGTAGTTTTCCCAACTCCATCTATTCCCTCAAAGCAGATAATTTTAGTCATTTTTTGCGAGTTGTCTTGATTAATTTTCTTATTGTATCAAGCAACAAAAAAGGACTCTTTCGAGTCCTTGGCAGGTTTAGGGATTTGCGTTTCGTCTAGCAACCATTTGCAACAGAATCGCCCGAGTAACGCCTTTGTCAACGGCAGCTCTTGGGTTATTGTATATTTTGCTTTTCCAAATCTTACCCGAATCATTCAAGGTTAATTGAACGTAATATTCATCAATACTCAAGCAAACTAGCTTAAAACGACCTGTGGTGCCTTTAAGCCCCATTAGTGGCAAAAACTCTCCCACTGTTTTTTTCCAATTGCGCATAAAAGCTTTATTTGCCAATTTTTGGTTGTCTGATAAATATGTTTTAGTAGCGGTTGTCATGATTCAATCTCCTGTATTTCTTAACTTTCTTCATTGTCGGGTATATACTCTGAAAAGTCAATAGGTTTTTAAAAAAAGTTTTTGGGCAAAAAAAAAGAGGCTCGGTTGAGCCTCGGGGGTGTTTGTTAGTTAAGTAATTCCGTCTCTAAATAGGCAGAGAGAGAAGGAAACTTGCCCTCTGAGATAGCTTCGTTTAACTTGTCTTGTTGTTTTTGTGTCAATTTGTTTTCTAGTGTGTGACTAAAAAATCTGCATGGTAGGAGGCGTTGATATCCTACAAATTCACATGCGAATGTATTATATTCTTCCACAATATCCAAAAATGAACTAGAAAAAAAACAATTATCACATAAAAACCAGTCACCTTGTTGATAAAATCCGCCACCTTCCCAAGTGAGAGCAGTGTAGTATGCTTTTTGATTTTCTTTGTGTTTTCCAAAAAGCAAGGCATCGTGAGGAGGCAGGGAATACTCAACTTCGTTTGGGGCACAAATAAAATTTTGTTTTTGCAATTCGAGCCAAACGTTTGCATTAATTAAATGTTTTTTAGTTTCCATGATTGAATCTCCTGTATTTCTTAACTTTCTTCATTATCGGGTATATACCCTGAAAAGTCAATAGGTTTTGGAAAAAAGTTTTTGGGCAAAAAAAAAGAGGCTCGGTTGAGCCTCGGAGGTGTTAAGGATTTTCGTTAAGCCATTTGCGCACTTCGGCTGCGCCTATTGGCCCAAATCGTTCAACTGGATATTGTTTAGGGTTTTTGGCGTAGTGCGACTCAAACCAGCTTAGGGGCTTGGTGCGATGCAAAATAAAGAATTGAGCAGAAGTTTCATAGTAGAGAGCGCGTTGGACAAGGCGCAACGCTCCAAAAGTGGAGCCTGTGTGGGTCTGTGTGTTTGCACAAACCTCAATTGAGATAAATAATTTTTGTTTGATTTGCTTAGCCCAAGCTACTTGCTTGGGAGAGCCTACTAGCTCGACAGTGCAATCAGTGATTTCTGCCAACTTGATGGAATCTTTGTCTTTTTGAGTGTAGTTAGGGCTGTAGTGAGTGAAAGTTGTCATTTGTCGTATCTCCTTTATTTCTTAACTTTCTTAATTATCGGGTATATAGCCTGAAAAGTCAAGAGGTTTTTAAAAAAAGTTTTGGTCAAAAAAAAAGAGGCTCAACCGAGCCTCGGGGGTTACACTCGAACCCATTTGGATTTATTATTAGGCAATGGCTTGAACGCCCATTCCCCTTCTACTAAAGGATTGGTTGTATACTCAGCAACTTTGTCGTGTTCCCACGGTTCGGGCCACAATTGTACAAATTTACACTTTTTGGAGCTTAAGCCTCTCGCCTTGCGCTCTGCCTCAAAAGCTTGTTCAGTGTAAGCAAATTGCCCGTTGTCAATTTGCCGAGACCAATACAAAATATTATTGTCAGCAAACAAACAATAAGTTTCCCCGTATGCTGTCTCTGTGATTTTGAGATACAGTCTTGAGGAGTTTACCTCAGTATCTAACTTAAGCAATACAGTTATTGCTTCTTCAAAATCGTCTAATTGAGGTGTGGGGAAACTTGCGTGCCACTCTTTAATTTTTGATTTATGCTCTAAAACATCCGCAGATGCCTCTTGAATAGTTATCTTCCCATAAACGACGGGTATATATTTTAGATTTTTGATTACGTTTTTCAATTGAGTAGCAGTCATTTGTCGTATCTCCTGTATTTTTTAACTTCCCTAAGCTTATCCAATATTCTAGAGAAAGTCAATAGGTTTTTAAAATAAAAGATATTAGCCTATATGGTACGCTAAAAGAATAACCTGATTAGCTGGCTGCCAGCCTTCGACAATATGAATTTCTGGAAATTATTAGGAATAGGTGCGGCTATTACCGCTAGCGCTGTAGATACCAAGGATCACAGGACTCAAGAGGCTTTAGGACATATTGACAAGGTGATCAGCGTTCTCAAGCCAGTTAGCGACGCTGGTTTGATTAACGATCCAAAGGTTGCAGAGAGCGTAGATTTTCTCCACACTTTAGTAAAAGAATTACGCAAGCCTCAATAGGGTTATACTGAAAAGAGGTTCTTGCAGATTTTTTAGGTTAAGCCACCGGGTATATCTCTCAGTGGCTTTGTCATTTTATTCAAAGATGGGAGCTAAAGTGGCAGAGTTGACCTCTCGAATCAGTCCCGAGATAGATTGCTTTCCTTTGCCCCGTTTGGGTGTGCAAAGTGGTTTTGATGCTAGGTAGGCAGTGGAAACTTTAGTAGGAAGCTGGCTAGCTTGCACCTGCTCCCTTATTAAGACGGTATTGGGCTTAGCTTGAGCAATATAGACGCTCTCCGTGCAAACTGGTTGAGCTGTTGCTTTAGGGGCACTGATCATGTAGCTGTAGAAAGTCAAAAACATTAAAAACAAAATTACTTGAAGTATAAAGCGTTCCATGGTGCGAATATCCTATTGTAGCGATTAATTGTCCTAGCCTGTGTATCGAGTGGCTAAAACCTTTATTGCTATCAGCTTACTCTAGTTTTTTAAAAATGTCAAGCTACTAAAAAGCTCCTAGAAAAACCTAGGAGCTCCGCTTCTAAACCATATCTAGCAATCCTACCATAGCCGGCTGATCGTCTTTAGGCACGTAATCCTTGCTGTCAGTTGCCCCGTCGTCGTCTTGATCTTCGTCATTGTCGATCATGTTGTTTTCGATACAGGTCTTACTAAAATAACAATCTGTAGACATTTTGACGCAAGTATAGCCAGCGAGTGCTTCGTCCATTTGCCCTTCTAATCTTGCTATCTCGTTTTGATCACATGCATTAGCAAAATCCATAGAAAACCAAGTGACTACGACTTTTAGAATATTGGGCTGGTCAGGGTCAAGCCAGAGCTCTTTGCGAACTACGCCTGGTTGTTGAATTAGCCAAGTGTCCCAGATTCTTTCCTCGGCTGCTATATAGGTAGGAATTGCCGCTTCTTCAATAAAATAAGTTATTTTTTCGATGTAATACATATTTAGTAAAACAATAGTTAAGTTTACTAGTATTGTACCCTATAGCTTTTATTGGCAAAATAGCAGGTGCTCTCAGCCTAGGGTATAATTTTGGAAAACTCAATCTAACAGGCAAATGGCAAAATCAATACAATCGCGCACCGAGGTATTTAGTGCGGTATCTCAGATAATCTCACAGAATATGGCGCTACCCGAGGCGGTATTGATTCCCCCTGCTCGCAATGGCTTGAGGTTGTATGATCTGCTTACGGACTACCCGCAAAGTACCACGGACTTATTTACAATTTACCAAAGTAGGTATAGCGAGCCGCTAGACGCTCACAGGATATCTAGCCTTCTGATAGCCATGGTTCGAGCAGGCGCTCCCATATCGCGCAGGGTAGAGCGATCCGGGTTTCCCTCGAAACACCTAAGCTATTGGCACCTAAGAAAAATCAGCAGCTATCCGCTCCTGTGCGAATCTGCCCAGAGCGAAGGGATAGCGATATTAGCCGAGCTACTGCGAGATGGGATAGATTTGCTACCTATAAAAAAAGCGCTGGCATATTCTGCCCAGAAAGCGCTAGAAATCTATAGCCTGCTTAGTCCAGAGGGGAGGCATTCACAGGTAATTGCGGAAAAATACCAAGCGAGATATGGCAGGGAAGTTTCCTACTCACTGGTGCAAAATACCTTACAAACTTTGGCTAGGCATGGCGCACCTATAGTAAAAACGCAGGTACGCAGCACGAAGCCAAGGGGGGGTGACATGCAGTATTGGTTTATCAATACGAGGTAGTTAATGGACAAAAAAAAACCCCCTTTCGGGGGAGAGAGCACTATACCCACTCGAACATGGTGTCAACGCCACCGAGAACGACGATCAGACGGATATGTCCATCAAACTCCAAGCGCTGGAAATACGCGCGAGCACGAGCGTAGGAAATGCGGTTGGCTTGAACAAAAGCCGCGATCTCCTGGGCTACAAAAAAGCAAGCAACGGGGCGGGATACCTCGAGAGCGAGGTAGTGGGAACGGAACGCAGTAACGAAAGTTGAGTAGGACATGAGCGGAACCTCCTTATCGGGCTAATATATATATTATCGGATATATTTCCTAGAAGATCAATAGGTATTTATACCTAATTTTGGGTATTTTTCTATAAACTTTCTTATATATTTCTAGATATTTTGAGATTTTACTTATATGTGTCGGTAATCGTATTGATAAACGTACGGATACCCGGGAAATATATAAGATATTCTGTCGATTTTGCCGGAAAATATCAGGAATTTGTATATATACTGTACGAGTATTTGTACGGGTTATCGTACCGGTAATCGTACCGACAAGGGAATATATAAGATATTCTGTCGATAGCAGTCGGATTCATCAGGTTTTCATATGGATATTGTATTGATAATCGTATCGAGTGTCGTACCGGTAATCGTATTGAAATAGGATATATAAGATATTCTGTCGCCAGCAGCCGGATTTATCAGGTTTCCATATATCTTGTTTTGTAGGCAAATATACTTAGTGTATTAATTTTTGTGCTAAAGAGACAATGTATTAGTATATTAACAATTGTTTCTTTTCTGGAATATATGCTATGTGATGTAATGTGGGATCTCCTTCAAAATCAGGAAAGTCCAACCAAATAAAATCACCGGCAATTCTGATTACAGTGCAAATAGACTTATCTGGGAATGCACTAGAAATTTCATTGCTTTCAATGTCTATGTCCCTAGGTTTAGAAATCTCCCATTGTGACAAGGTTTTTTGGTAATCAAAAGAACCGGTAAGATTAACATCAATAGAGGCAAAACCTTCTTCAGCAATCCTGATCTCCATTGGTCGTTGATAGTTAATAATTTTGTTTTGTCTGATTTCTATTGGAATACCAACACCGCGACCGCTAGTGAGTGTGAGAACGCCAGGGGTAGATCCAATAGTTTCAATTTGTACCCCTTCGCTACCAGATGCGTCAACGTTTGGTACATTCTCTTCTGGTACATTTCCATTTAAATTTTTTAATGCATTGGTAAAATCGTCCCAATATGTATATTTTGTTATTTGCACAAAAGCATCCTCGAGATCCCAAGGTTCAAGGTTATGTCCTTGCCGAATCCCGTCTAGAATCTCATAAATCTGGTATTTGGAAAAATTTAAATTGATTGCTTTTAAGCAATAATTAAGAATTTCACAAGGAGTCGGATTAGTTTTTTTAAGCTTTGCTTTTATTTCTGTGTGCTCTATTTTTTGAAAAGCTTCTTTTCTCATTTGCTTGGAAGCTTGTGTTTTTTGATAATTGGGACGCGAGGGTACATATGGTGATTGCATTGCCATTTGTATTACGCATCTCCAAATCTTTTCACAGTACGTTCGGTCTGTATCTGGTTGTATGCTCGTACTTGCGAATCGCTCATGCTATTTGGATTGCTGGGGTTGTAATTGATATTCCAATTATTGCTCACAGCGTATGATCGGTTATTTGTGGTCACTGAAGATCCACTGTTGCCAGTGTCTACCCCACTATAGGCGCTCATGTTCGCTAGGTTATTGAGCCTGTAGGGTTTAGGATTTGCCGAGAGCATACTATTTACTTGGTCTCTAGGAATCACATATTCCCCAGGGGTAAGCGCTGCCAACACTGGCTTGGTGCCCGACGCGTTCTGTTCGGCAAAGAGGGCTTGAGCAGCCTGAGCTCCTAGAGAGCCAATGGCGCCACCGCTGGCATAGTTGCCTACTAGTCCACCTTGATAGAATCCCAACGAGGTGATCCCGCTAGTGCTAAAACCACCGCCCATCCCTCCGAATAATCCGCTTAGCAGGTTTGCACCTGAGCCGATTAGTGAGCCTATACCTGATCCTCCGTTACCTGCAAAAATGCCAGAAGTATTGAGCCCTGCTGTATTTTGTATTGAAGACCCCACAGCAGATTGAGCTCCAAATATCCACTCTGTAATGGATTTGGACATCATATTACTGATCTCATCCGTCACTCCCGAAAACATTTTTCTAATACCGTTTGCCACAATTTCTAGTGGCTTAGTATAGCCATCGACGTCTTGAGCCAATCCTGAAAACATATCTTTCAATCCAGTTTGGAACCCGCTAGCGTACTTGTTGCCAGCAATCTTGGCATCTTTTAAAGATTGAGCGTTCATTTCATTCATCTGCTGTCTGAGCTCGGCAATCTTGCCAACTCCTAGAGTAGCTTCTCCCCCCATCTTGGCTATAGATTCTTCTAAGTCAAATGAGCGTTTTAAATTCTCCATTTTGGCTGTGAGTATAGCTGCCTGCTCTCCCATAGAGCCGAAAGGGTCTTGTCCTGTATCAGATTTGAATTTAGCGTATTGAACTTGGAAATTTACCAGAGCTTGAGTCGATTCAATATAAGCCTCAACTTGCTTTCTACCTTGGGCGGTTTGTGTTGCGTTACCTTCAACCCCTCTTAGTCCAGTAATACGCTGATCGTTGATCCCTATTTGTTGTACCATCAGTCCTTGTGAGCTTTGAGCTATTGCCAGAGCTTCTTTTAGCTTTTGGCTCTGCTCATCTGATAGGTCTCGTTTTGATAATTTAGAGTTTAGATCTTCAATCCTTGAAGAAAGCACGTCGCTTTGTTGCTTGAGCTCCTTATTTTGATCTTCTAGTGCGTAGGCTGCCTGTTCGTACTCCAGCCTAGTAGAGCGGGCCGCTTCAGTAATCTGATTTTGATACGTCAGTACCCCGCTTGATTTGTCCAGCATTTGCTGATAATTTATTTCTTCCTTGCTACCGGGGGCTAGCTGCCTTTGCTGCTGTATTGTGGTTTTCCCTTGAGAGTTGATAAACCCTTGCAATTTATCGATCAAACCTTCCCCAGCGTTTTGCATTAGCTGTTCTTGGTTTTTTTGCTGAACAGCATTAGCTTGGATTTTGAGCCCTTGCAGTTGGCTAATTTGGCTATTAGCTGGCAAGTTCACTTGTGGGGTATTTAGCACTATTTGAGCATTACCCGCTATGGTTTGAGCTGCCGGTTGAACTGGCGCTAGATTGGGAGTTTGCTCGTCATATTGATAGTTGGGTCTTTGCTCAAAATCACCTTGCTCTATTGGGTTTTGGTCGCTGTTGGCTAATTCTGGGGTATTGCTGCTGTATTTATTAAACAAAAATTCCCTAGTGCCCGGCGCCATCATATCCCGGTTATCTCGCAAGTTGTAACCATAGGGAGATTGAGCGTACGCGATTGTGCCTTCTTGCTTTTCCTCTGGCACTTTGGCAAATACTGGAGCGCTGGGCATAGTTGGAGCCACTGCGGTAAAGTTGCCAGTATTGGCTTTAGCATCAATAGCTGTAGTGGGTTTACCAGAGAGCTTGTTTGCTACTCCTTTAAAGGTTTCAAGGATCTTATCTGTGTATTGATTGATACCTGTAAGCTTGGTAGTTGCGCTCTTCCACGCAGACATAATCGCTTCGGCATTAGTGCCAAAGTCTTTGACTAATTGCCTAGAGAGATCTAGCCTTTGCTCTTCAAGGTTTCTGATTTGCTGGCTTAGCTGAATTGTCTGATCCTGTATAGAGAGCTTGTCGGATTGCAACTTGCCTTGCCCAGACCTGATTGAATTGACCTCAGCTTCGTAATCGGTAATAATCTTGAATAATTCTCTAAATGGCCCGTTGCTACCAGGGATAATAAAGCTTTGCAATTGCCCTTTAAGCTGATTGAGTTGCAAGTCATTTTGCGCGTCCTTAAGCGCGTTTTGGGCATCTAGTATATTTTTAGTCAAAGCGCGTTGGAACCCTTGGAAGCTTTCGCCTAAATTGCGCAATTGCCTAGAAATTGAAATAAAGGTTTCTGCCGCGGACATCTGTGAATCAAGTACCGCTTTACTGGCTTCAGCAGATTGTAAGCCAGCATGTCTTTGGGATTCGTTCGCACCTGTATATGCTTGCGCGCGAGAGGCTAAACCGCTTAGCTGCCCATTGTTTGCCATTTGCTGCTGTTGAGCTGGGGTCAGATTTTGCAACCTGAGATCAAGAGCTTGCCTTGATGTATTGGCTAGAGAGCTCTTGAGATTGCTAGAAGCTGGCAAACCGATAAACTCTTTAAATTTCTCGGTAGTAGCCGGGTCAAATTTATCAAGAGCCTGCCCTAGAGATTGCACAAAAGTTGTGGCACTAGAGAGATTGCTATTGGCTGCTACTTGATTGATCTGGGCTGATTGAACTCCATATTGCACTGTACCTAGAGAGCGATTAGCCACCGCTTGATTCAAGCCAGATAGGGCAGAGGTTTTGTTAATATCAGCTCTAGCTTGCGCCATGGCGTTAAGCGATTCAATCAAGGCTGTTTGCCTTTGGATTGCTGCTTTGTTGATTTCCGCCTGCACCTGCAAAATCTGTAAATCTTTCTCCTTGATTCCTTTGAGAGATTCTAGATATTGATCCTTGAATTGTGCCAGCTCTGCTGCGGTTTTGAGTAATTTTTGTTGCTCTGGAGTGTAGGAAAGCCCGTTTTTCTCTAGCTCACTGTTGATAGCAGCTGGGGATAATTTACCCGATTGGATTCCAGATAGAAGATCTGTGCCTAGGCGCTCAGGTCTAGCAATTTCTTGGGCATTAGTAAGGTTTGAGCCACTAGCACGGGCTGCCAAACTTGCCTGCAATCCTTGGGTTAATTTTTCAAGATTTGCCTGCAGCACATCGGATTTACTTTGCAGCAATCCGCGCTCAGCTTGAGCGCTATAGAGTCCGGCTACTTGAGAGTTGTATTGTCCAGAGATTTGCCCTTGCAGAACATTAGTTTGATTGGCAAGGGTTTGCCTGCTGTTGGAATAATTGATATTATCTACAGATTGCTGAGCTTTATTGATTGTATTGGTTAGTCCCAGCCACTCAGTATTGGTGTTGTTAGTAAGCTTGTTGATACTATTGATTGTTTTTTCAACCAGCGCCAATTCTGAATTTACCTTCTTGAGATTTTCAGCTTTGATTGGGCCATCTTGCTTGCTTTGGTCTATGGCGGTGGCTTGGTTTTTAAGGTTGTTTTGGAGCGTTGTCAGTTGAGCCAAGTTAAAGTTCTTTTTAAGGAAATCTTGCTCCTTGATTTGATTGGTACCTAGAGCGCTATTGAGCTTAGAATATTGATCAAAATTGCCGGTGCGCTGGGCATATCCAGCTTGGGCTTGAAGATTGGCGCTTGTTCCTCTGATATCTTGGAGCTCTTTGAATTTTTGCGCCATGTAGCTGGCATTACTATATTTAGTAAACTCTGGCGAATTGAGGAAAGCCTGCGTCCCTGTATTGAATTTTTGGGCATTGGCAACATCGCGCTCTTGGCTAGGAGTATTGATTAAATTGCCAATAGAAGAGAAAACCGTAGAAATATTTTCTCCAGCTTTCAAGGGATTAAGGAAGTTGCTTAACAGATTTTTGGTGATTTGTTTTTGATTTTGCTGGAGGTCTGTATAAGTGTTTCCAGTAAAAGTGGGTTTGTATTCTTCTCCAGTTTTGTTGGCTTGGGCGCTGGCTTTTTGGGTTAATCCTTGGGCATATTCTGCCCGTTTTTTCATCTCATCATCTTGGGCAAAAAGGATTTGGTAGCCAGCTTCTACAGTTTTGAATGCCACAAAAGCTAAACCTGCTTGCACTGCTAATTCAGCAAAAGCCAATCCTGCGGTTTTTAAACTGCCAGCTAGGTTAGTAAATCCTGTGGAGACTGCGCCTATGGGATTGCTAGTAAGTTGAGCGAACAAGCCAGTAAATCCACTTTGGAGCGACATGATGAGTGGATTGGATTGCAGCAAAGATAGAACTAGTCTTCCTCCAATAATCCCAGCTAGTGTCTCGAATACACCGCTAGTTTTCGTGCTCAAATCCAATAGCGCGTTAATTGGAGCCAGCAGCGCTCCTACTGCTGCTAATACAGGTGCGCCAAGGTTACGGCTAAATACTGCGAACTTGCTTTGAACTTGATCAATCTGGGCTAGTGGGGAAGATTGAATATTTGCGAGATTGCCTTGGGCTTCTAATTCGGATTGCCTAGCAAACTGTGGTAAGAATTGCTCAGTGCTCACACTGCCCGACTTGACTAAAGCAAGAAATTGAGCCTGACTCACGCCTTGCGCTTTAGCTGCTATACCTAGAGCACCTGGTAAGAGTTTAGGCAATGCTTTAGAAATTACCCTACTCTCTAGTGTGGGGTTTTCGGCAATCTTTTCAATAAGGTCTGCAACTTGCAGCCTGCTTTCTTTATCTAATCCTCTAGCTGCGCCAATTTTATCTAGAGCGCTGGTAATTCTTTCTGATTGTGGCTCTAGAGAAGTACCAGCGGTTTGCAATCTCAATTCAGCAGCAGACCTCGCTAGTTGGGGAGCGTTTCCACCGTAGCTTTTAGCCGAGGCAGCAAAAGCTTTAAATTGCTCGGAAGCTTTAGCGCTAGATCCGTATACTCCCTCAAGCTGGATTTTTAATTTTTCCAGACTGACCGCAGCGCCAAAGCTGCCGCCAACCATCGCGCCAAAAGCTCCCGCAATAGCCGCACCTGCCATTACAATCGGCTGAGTCAATATTGATACAAATTGTATTGAGGCTACGGTTTTTAGTCCCTTGCCCAAGCCAGTGCCTAGCCCGTCTGCTAGATAATTGCCAAGGCGTTCAAACAAACCTATTGACTTTTGGGGATTAGCGATCTGCGCTAT